AAAGCAACACTGAAAGCCGCCAAAGACGAAGCCGTAACAGAGGCAAAAGCAAAAGCGAAAGAAAAAGAAGACATGAAAACTAAAAGAGAAATTGCTCTCGCTGCGCTCAAGGCAGCAGGAATAGTAGAGGAAGAAGTGGTATAATATCGACCTGCAAACAGAAAAACGTCAGGGCAGTGACATTTTAATGATTTATGAAGTTGAATTCGGACAGGCGATCTTTTACTCGATCTAAATTAAAAAACAGTTATAATTATTAAACAGCATGTCAGACCTGTTATATTCTCCTGAGATTCGCAAAATCGAGTCTCGTTTTCTCTCTCTTTTTGAAAGAACAATAAAAAAAGGCTTACTCGGAATCCCAGCTAATGCTATCCCTTCTAAGGTGCAGGCTCAGTTCAGGAGCGAAACTTTCCGGCTACAGCTTGAAAATATTCTCGATGATCTTGTACTTCTCGCCGTTGAGGATGCCGATAAAACACTAGGCTCATTCTCAGGCTCTATACGAAGAGATTTCAAGCCGATTAAGGCATTTGCATCTATAGAGGTATTTCCTCTCACTGAAGAGCTTGTAATGCAGTCAACGGAACTATCTGGGTTAATAGTTCAATCTATTATAGAAGTTCTGAAGGAAGAAGGTATTTATCAGTTACACCCAACAGAACTGGCTGAAAGAATTACAGAACTATGGAACGGAGAAAAGTATAGAGCAGTAAGGTTCACCCGCACTTTTTCATCTGATGTGGCAAATAATACTACATTGCACAGGTATAGACAGCATAAAATTACTGCATGGGAATTCTATGCTAAGCTGGATGACAGAACTACTATTCAATGCCAGATGTTACATGGAACAATTTTTTATACAGATTCAAAGAACTCTGATAGATACCGTCCCCCGCTTCATTTTCATTGCAGATCTTCAATGCTCCCAATACCTGTTACCCAGCAAATAGACGAAAGCCGGGTATTCGAGAACCGTGATTTTTCAGAACTTCAGGAGCAGGACATAAGATTAGATCCCAAAATCGTCGAGGATGGGCTATCAGAAATTGAAAAATTCAAACAGAACTACTCTATTGATAAGTTCATCCTTCAGGAAGACATTGAAAAAAGGTTGTTGAAGCTTGGCGTAGGGCTTGATACTGTATCCACGTGATATATTATTTTAACAGTGTTATCCTGATCCCACTTCTCTAAGAAAATATATAAACTCTAATTACTAATTTTATTATGGCAGCAGTCTTAAAAAACTGTTCCAGCGTGCACCTTTGACGGATCTTTCACCCGTTGCAGGACAAACCCTAAAACCCTACAAAAACCCCAACAAACCCCTTGGAGTCCTCTCAAACAAACCTGGGTCTAGATAAAAAACGAAACACCTCATAACGGCGCAAAAATCCCTGACTCCCCTGAGATTCACCCCGCTCCAGCTCCTTTTCTTAGAATCTCAGGGGGTCGGCTCTGTTAGAATAGATTTTTTTTAAAAAATATAAAAAAAGAAAAATATCCAGACCTGAATATTTGATGTCTATTTATAACCCTCAACGGGCTTGCCATCAGCAAAAATTCCTACAAGTTCAAAGCCTGCTAGTCCTTGAATGTATTTGGCTAGGTTTCGGGCTTCTTCAATGGTCGGTTTCCCTAAAGAATGGTTCCCTGTAGTCGTGACATATTTTACTTCGATTCTTTTCGCAGTTACTGGCTTCTCGTCCTTTTTCTCAGGTACAGACTCAAAAAACATATCGAGATCCGAGTCCCGCACCTCAGATATTTTACACTGGCTCTTCGGAATCCAGTACTCTTCCGAAACTATTCCAACATCCTCAAATGCGATTTTATACGCTTTCTCAGTTTCATTTAAAATATTTATAACGTCATAATAACGTCTCTCAATTCCTTTAGTTTCCGCCAACCACTTTTTTACTTTTAGCGAATGATTTTTATAATCATTACACGGTTTTACTTTAAATGTGATATATTCCTGACCCATTTTATATCTCTCCTGATATTTTATGCCGTTGTCAGGTTCAATTTTTCAGTTCTAACCTCTGCAATAGCGTGAAACGTTTTTCCACATTCTTCACATTCTAATAATATTTTTGATCCTGCACAGACAGGTTCATACGAATGTGAAAAACTTGTATACCCGTCGCAATAAGGACATTTCAGTATTAGCGTAACCGTTCGGCGGTTCTCTTGATATTTATTCCACCAGTTATTATAATGAGGATTTTTCTTATATTCTTTCATTTTTTGCAGCTCCAGTTTTCTATTTTTCTTATCGTTCGAGTATTCCCCATTCGGTAAGCCGTTTTTTAATATCCCTTAACTCATAATCAGTGAACGAGAGAGCCTGATAATGAGTAAGGCTCGTTATCGGGTCATGCCCCTGCCGAGAGTAGATTTCAATTTCTGGGATTCCAGCTTTTAGCATCCAGCTCTCGATGGTCTTTCGGGGTGTTTTCACTCCAACACTGGGGTTGATCCCTGCTTTTTCTGACCATCTCCTTAAGTTCCGATGCCAGACGGTCCTGTTCGGTGGTCTAGGAGCTTCAAGAAACGCTTGAAACAGATATGGGAATGTGGACGGTAACTTGTCTATAGTCCGCTTCGGCAGTTTCTGTTTCACCTTTTTCTGGGCTTCCGCCGGCAGTATAATCTGGTTTCTTAGTGGATAATACCATTCAGGATGGTCATAGAGCCTCTGCAACTCGATATACCTCAACCCTGTTATCACATTCAGTTCAAATACAGGGCGGTATGTCTGCCCGTTTTTCTTTTCAGGGATTACAGACTTGAACCTGTCAAATTCTTCAACAGTCAAGACTTTCGTCCCGTCATTTGTCATTAAACCGTTCTCCATCGTGACACCTTTGTTATCTTTCCTCCGTCTAACTTATTCGTAAAATTAGATTAGTAATGGTATAGCAACATAATATTAAAAGGTTGCTATTTTGTTATTATAAAAATTTGAATATGAATTTATTGAGAGGTTTATTTATATACTTGAAAAAAAGATTCAAAAAAATAGCAACCTTTTATCTTAAAAGGTTGTTATTCTATTATTATACCCCGAACAGAGTATCTTTCAGTTCTCCGTCGTTAGCCAGTTTTGCCATTCCCATCGCATCCACAGCACACCAGAGCCAGACGATGGGGAATATTGCGAACCCGATTAAAAAAATAAAACCGATAGCCGCAAATCCTAGACATGAGATAAATACCAGCGCACGGGGGATGCCTTTCGATCCCATGACATAGATTTGCCCCAGTCCGGGAAGGAGAGCCGACAATGCGAATGCCAGTATAGGGGATTTTGCCATAATACCTATCCTCTTTTTTTCTTTATGATCTACTTATCCAGTGACCTAAAGTAGAATCCTTTATAGTGGTGGTCATGGTTTTCCTCCGTGGTGGTTTTCTCAAAAAAGTTATTCTTCAGGTATCAATCTAAACTTATAATGACAGTCAAAACATTCTTTCTCTAGATTCCTTCCCATTCTCCAAAAGTCTCTCCGCTTCATATCTATTCTTCTCTTCATATGGAATCCCATACGAAAACTCAAAAAGATCTTTCAACATCTTTTCATGATCGTATGCTTTCAATTCGATTATAAATTTTTTAACGCCTTCGTCATCGAGAGCCGGAGTAATCTCTATAACCTTCAAAATCGTGTATTTCTCTTCAAGTTCTTCTCTAAGTCCTTGCACATACTCACTGTCTGCAAAGATATTATCCTTCGGGATTACATTGTAGATCGTGGTCTCAGTCATATTTCACACTCAAAAAATCCTATCCTGACAATTCATACATATTCCTGATATTCTATACTCCGCTTTTGATGCACTATCTCTCAACAGAGAAACGTCTACTTCCTTCTTACATAGAGGACAGATACCATTTTCTACGGCATCGACTTCTTTAGAAAAGCCTAGTTTTCTCAGGATGTCTTTATTCACTTCTTATCCCAACCATGATAAGTAAAAATAAATCCATCTTTCATAATTTCCTTCTGAAAATTAATCATTTCAAATTTCAAATCGTTTTGCATATCGTGGATTCTATAAATCTCGTCATTTAGCATTTTTTGAGTGCGCTTAAAAGATTCCCATTTGGCAGTTACTTCTTCAGTGTTCATTTTATTCATTCTCCTTTCTTTTCTCCAATCTATCAATTTTCTCGCTATACCTCAATGTTTGACAGAAAGAGAGTTCTTCTTCTGAGAGTTCAGTCATTTTTCTCATACTCCTCAATCTTATCTAACAATTCTCCAATAACCTCATAATAAGACTGTCTCTCATGCCTCTTTCTCTGCTTTAGTCGCTCCTGAATTTCTTCAGAAATTGCCATTGTTTTCATAGTGGTTACATGTAATTACACGTACTTATAACTTGTTATATTGTCGAAACAAATTATAATATAATAATAATAGTAAAAATTAAATACTTTTAAATATATATTTAGTAGTACCAATTAGAACCACCACTATTTAAGAAGGCAAAACATGAGTGAAAACTGTACAGAATCTATCCGCATACGGAAGTCTACGAAAGACGAATTGACTGCAAGAAAATTGTATGATCATGAAACTTTTGACGAAGTAATTTGTAGACATCTGAAAAACGGTTCGGGTGATGAGTGATGGGTACTCTCATCGACACTACTTCTATTGTGTATAGACCGGATTTATACCCAAGATTCAAACCAAATCCGTCAAAAATTCAGGAATATGCTGAGAATACTAAACATTCTTTTCACTCTCTTAATTTTTATATCACATTTTTATTAATCGTTTTTAGTGTTGGTTATAAATATCACTAAAAAGATTTAACTTTTTCGATAATCGAGTTTTCAGGTTAATTTCTCGATAGTCGATTTTTTAGGTTAATTTCTCGATAGTCGATTTTTCAGGTTAATTTCTCGATAGTCAATTTTTTAGGTTAATTTCTCGATAATCGAGTTTTCAGGTTAATTTTTCGATTATCTCATACGTTTTTAGTGTTCTTTATATACAACACTAAATTTATATATCAGGTCTGCATTTTACATTATGTCAGTTTTTTTGAAGTTATTGACAGGTGAAAAAAATGAAACATATCGAGAATCAAATGCGAAGAAAAATTGGTGACAAGCTTATGGAAGACTCTTGGAAAGAGGAAATGCAGAAACGAATAGGGACGAACTCAAACAAGGGGAAAAGATGAACATGAAAAGACTGTATGAAAAAATTATTCTTACGGCAGGCAATTTAATTTTTTTAACACAGAATGCCTACGCCGCCGAAGCCGGGGAAATCCCACAGATAGGGAATCTGACCGGACCTGCAACGACTACTGATGTGACGAAGGGGCTCGGCATCTTTTCGTCGCTGGGTCAATTCATCATGGATTATTCTATCCATATCACGATATTCATGATGGTGCTTGCACTAATCGTCCTTTCAATTAGAGGATCTTGGGCAAGAGGTAACCAGAAGTCAGAAGAGGCTTCGGTATGTCGGTATAACATGAAAGGGATCATTGAAGATGGGATATATGTAATGGCAGGGCTCATGTTTGTGTTTTTTATCCTTGCACCATTCGTAAAAACGTTCATCCCACAGTGAAAAATGAGGCTAAAAAATGGATGAAGTACAGCTCAATGACATGATTCTAAGCGTGTCCAGCACAGTGGAAAAAAACCACTGCGCTATAAAAAGAGAACAGTTGTTTCAGAAATATAAAAACACTGACCCTGAAACATTGAAGTATGTCGTAGAGGTCATGAAACAGCGTAGGATGCTGATATATGACCAGAAATACGACAAGTACCGGCTGGTGTTATAACCATGAACTGGTCTGCTCTTTTTTTATTATTTTTTATTGTATGTGTCAATATATGTGAAGGGCAGACTATATATTTAGACCCAACCGATGAAAAAGGAATTAACGACGCTCTAAAAACAGCAGACGGCGGTACTGAAAAAACTACTGTAGTTTTGAATGCAGGCGTCTATGAAATTGATAGCCCCATAATTATCTATTCTAATACACACTTGATAGGAGAAGGGGCTACAATACTTGTATCTGAGGATTCTAGGCAGTGGTTTACACCCGGGAATGAAATAATTCATAATACAGCACCGGTTGAAAACGTCGTAATTGAAAACCTGACTATCGATGGGAACTGTCACAACCTGCCAGCAAAATATGCGAATTCTCCCGGGCATAAACACGACTGTGAGAAACTTATTCGGATTAAGGGGTATTCAAGTAGATATTCTGAGAATATCAGTATCAGAAACTGCAAGTTTGCGAACGCATTTTCGGATGCAGTATATATCCAATACTCCAAAAACGTAATCGTGGAAGGTAACATGATTTCTAACTGCCAGCACTCCTCAATATATTTCTCCTGTGTAATTGACGGGCTGGTTCAGGAAAATGATATTGCAGGTATTACCAGTGACGATGTCAGGATTGAAAACTGCAAAAATATAAAAGTGTTATTTAACCTGCTTCATGGGTATTTTGGTACTAAATCGAATGGGGCTTATCAGGGAGGTCACAACCTGATTCAAGTCGGGGATCAGGGGTATTCATATGGGTATGGATCACCAAAGCCCATTCATACTGAAAATATTGAGATTGCTAATAATACGTTTTCTGGCAGGCACAGAAACTCGATATGGATAGATGCGGCTGGGAAAAAACCAACAACGAACCTGTGGATTCATGATAATGAGTTCGTGGATATGCCTGAGATTGAAAAGGATGGATACAGCGCATCGAACCCGCCAACTATCGAAGAATCAGAGGAAGTATTTTCAGAAATTAAATCCGCTATCCACTGGAACTATATTTTCCAGTACCTGAAGCATGAATACGATTTTGACGCTACGGCTGACGTTGTATACCACAATTACACGGATGAGCCGTATGCTCTGGTCTCGGTAGACTGTGAGGACGCCGTAAAAGTAGTCCGGCTGTCCTATAACGGAAAGTCTGCTAGGCACTTCATAGAAAAAGACATGTGGATAGGTGAGTACAAGAAATTTGGCGATAGCTGGTATATACCTGGGGTTTTCGATGTCGAAAAACTGAAGATTACAGTCTATTCTGAAAATGGATTTGAAACGCTTCCTGCCGAGGACATTGAAGTTAGGGAAGCAAAAATCGGACTGGCAGGGGTAAACCCTGATCTGTTTACCTTTATTCCTGTAATCACGGTTTCGGGAATTACTATAGCACGGAATATTAGGAGGGTATTTAATGCAATTTAAGCCTGTAATAGTCCTGCTCCTGCTCCTTATTGCGATTATGTCTCCTGCTTACGGAGCGGAGAATAGCAAAAAATTAGTTATCAAGAATTCCGCTGGCGAAGAAGTTGTTAGGGGGAAATCAATAAGCAAAACCGTAAGCCTTGAAGAGGCAAAGTCGAAAACGAAGGAGTATGAAGAGGCAGGCATACTGAAAAAAGATAGTTCAGATGAGGAAGAAGAGGACGACGAAGAAGGCAATAACGGAAAGGAAAGCTCTGAGAATTCTGAAGATTCTGGGAACTCTTACGGATACGAAAACGTCTCCGATTCTGATTACATCAGGAATGAGGTTGCGGCAGGGAACAAGCTGTTTCTAACCGATCTGGCAACCGGACTAGATGGAAGTCTCTGGAATGATAGCCTTGCAGTCTCAGAGAGTGGGGAAGATGCTGAAGGTATTAGCGATATGTACAAGTTCACCACGTTGGAACCAGACCCTTATAGTGACCCTAATGTCCTGAAACTGTATGGGGGTTATACCAACCTCGTATTATATTTCGCAGTACTATTCATTCTGGGGGAATCTATAGCTAGAAACATTGACAGGCTTGACATTACTTCAAGCACCAGATATTTTATCCCGAAACGAAAATTCGTTGGCGGGCTGGCACTTTGCACGTTAGCGGTAATGGGGAATGTTTTTTTTAAATTTGCGCTGGATCTTATTCACGTTCTCAACCTCTACATTATGGCTCCGACGATTCCGGTTATGGCGGCAAACCCTGACGACATTATCACAGTTTTAGTAATCAGGTTAAGTGACATACTCGTTTCGGTATTTTTCCTGATCCGATACTGCGTTTCCTACATTTTCGCAGTTGCTTGTGGGATTATAATTGCTCTATATGTCCCGAAGGCTACCAGAAGGTTTGCGGCTAACACCCTCGAAAAAATGGCTCGGTTGTTAGTAATGCAACCAGCGGTTCTTTTCGTAATTTCAGTATCAATCATCGCGATTAATTCGATATCTGGGCTGGCTCAGATAGGGGGCTATCTCGGAATTACGGTTATGTCATTTCTCACATGCTGGTATTGCATGTTTGGGAATTTTGATGCGTTAAAACGGCAGCTAAAGCTGTAATTATATAAAAATACCTGTAAGGATGTGAAAAAATGATAAACGAGACTCCATATTCGCAGGCAAGACCGCCCGTAACAATTACCCGAATTAAACAGGACAGATTCTTAGATATTACTAACCATCACACTTGGATATTGTTTATAGTGTTCGGAATTTGTATGTATTTGTTTAGACAGTTGGCGAATAATATATTAATCTTACTGACTGTGACTCAACAGGTCTATACTGAAAAACAGATAACGGACGCATACATGAATATTGCTCTATACGTATTACTATTCATTGTTGTTGTCGGGTACTGGTTCAAACTTTTCAGAACAGATGACCTCGTTGATTATCAGGAAGACCGGCTGAGATTTTTCATTAATGAGCTTCGAGGAAAGCATGTTATTAATAAGATGGTATCTGAGCCTGAAGAACTTCTGAAAGCTCTTTCCATTGTAGGGATGCACGACAGTACAAGCGGAGAAGGAGATACAAGGATACCGAGAGGGATTATCATAGAGTTCGCCCAGTATATACCATTCTCACAGAAGCTGAAAATTTTTCTCAAGCTTGAAAACAAGAAGTATAATGAGTTTGGGGTACTGATTGAGACTTTCCCGCCGAGGCTGTCAGATGAGTTCAGGGAGTTCCACGAACGGGCACTTGAAAAAGTTGTTAACGGGCTCCCGGTAAACACATTGTATGAAAATATATCCTGTTCAGTACTTGAACCGAAACGGGACGTTCTTGAGTATCTGCTTTCACAGATGCAGACCTCTAAGGGGAAAACCAGTGACGCCCATCTGGCAGATATATACCTGAAAATTGCTCAGGACGAAGAGCCAACGATAAAATGGCGTTACTATTCTTTCATTTCTCTTGGCAGGCACAAAACCGTAGAGTCTGCAAGAATTCAATACGGCGCAATAGTCCCTGGGCTTCTTACGAGCATGAGAATGGCTTCTCTCAATCCGGTTGTACTCAGGGACAGACAATCCGTAATTTATGCATATCAAATAATGATAGGTGAAACTGGGGTATGAAAGCGATTCAAAAAATTAAGGATTTTAGGCATGGTCTGAAAAGGCGGTGGAGAGATGCAGGATACTATGCAGATTCGCAGGCGTGGCAGAGATCCTATACAAGAGCTATCCTACCGTCCAGAATAGATATTTTCGATACAAACCTTGTAATTAACCATAGAGACGTTGTCAGGACTATAGTCTGCGGGCTTCCTACCGATACGGGTTCTGAAGGGTATCCGAGGGATTTCAGTTCGAAAACAATGGAGCAGATTCAGAACCTTGCATTTTCCGGTGTTCGGGTAACGATTTCGACAGGGTTAATTCAGCTACCCGGACACCGAACAAAGGAAGCTCTTGAAAATGCTCATTTCGATGCTCAGGTCAGGCAACAGCAAAACATGTTCGAGAGAACCGATAAGGATAGGCTCGAACTCATGATGAAAAACAACGACATTGTACAAAATTATTCTGAGATATACCATAAATCTCAGAAAGCATTCCATGCAAGTTTCATTGTTACGTTGAGAGGGCGGGCGGATCTGGTTTTTGAAGCCGAAAGCAAACTTATCAACATAATTCGGAGAGAGAATATAGAAGTGACAATACCTGACAGGCTTCAGTTCGAGATGTGGCAGACTGCACTACCCGGACCTGATGCACACCCCAGATCCTGGGTAGAAGTTCGGTCGAATGGGGCAGCAATCCTGTCCTCTGCAACGAACCTGAATTCCAGAACCGACGATCAGGGAATGTATTTCGGGAAAGACATGCTCACGAATAATGAAGTGTTTTTCGATCTTGACAGACTGGCGGCGAAAACACTTGCTATGAGTGGTGCAACAGGCTCTGGAAAAACCTTTGCATACATGCTTCTCCTTATGAGGCTGAAGACGTTCCGGAACGCACGCATAATATATACTACCCCCAAAGCAGACGAAGGAACAAATTACAGGTCAGTAGCCGCTGCATTTGGGGATGACGGGTGCATTGCAGACATAGGCGTCAACGGCAGGGAGTATTTCAACCCACTCGACATCCTCATAGACGAAGAGAGCATGGGACTCAACAGGGAAGAACTGAAACCGCTCCGGAAACAGATTTTTCAGACTATATATGACCTGAAAAAAGGTACTCTAATACATGCTCACAGGGTCTGGCTAGGCTCTGAATTCACATCGAACATGGCTAGCTATCTTGATGAGTCACTGGATTGGGTATATGAACAGGCGAAAATCTATAGAGATGACCCAGACTCATTCAAAAATCCTATGCCTGTATACCCAGCGTTGAGACTGAAATGGGAAATTGACAAAGATAATCCAGATCTGGGAAGCAAGCAGAGGACTGCCGAGGCGCTCTACAATAAGACGTATCAGTTCAGCGCTACAGGGCTTTTCAGCAGGTACTGCCACCAGACAAAAGGGCTAGACCTTAACAAAAATTTCATAATTATTGATATGGCAGGCGTCCCTGATGAGATTAAAACATTTATGTCCGTCATCGTGAACGGGGCTATATCTTCGAGGTTCAGCACACACAACGAGCGGGAGACGTATCTGGCAATAGATGAAGGCGGCGTATATCTCCGAGACAAACCACTTAGGGAAGTCCTTCTTCAGAGGCTTACACAGGGCAGAAGCCACAAGTTCTTCCAGTGGATTGCGACCCATCAACCCTCAGATTTCACGAAAAACGGCGTCGGGGAAGATTTCAGGACAAATACATATATCAATATCCTTATGGGGCACAACATCAAAAAAGCTCTGCCGGATGTCCGGAATTACTATGAACTTACCGATAACGAAAGTGATGTACTATCAAACTGTGACGTGGGGCAGGGACTACTTATTTTCGGAGATGATGATAATAACAGAGTACCCATTTTCTTTGAAGCGACTGAGTGGGAGTACAACACGATTAAGGGAATTGGGTACACAGCAGATAAAAAACCAGTTCCTGATAGTGGTTTGACTTTTGACCCCCAGTTCAAACACCTGATAACCGAACAGAAAATTATATTTTCAGACTGGGTTGACGGCGACGCATCCTTATTACTGCAACAGGGCTATGAAAAGCATCAGGTTGCCAGAGTCGAAAAAAGAGGCACGGTCGGTGCTTTTATGCCTAGAGGCACGGTCGTAAATGGTTTAGTAAAATTACCGCATCTGGGCGACATGAAACTAGATCATTACTCCTCTGTGGTTCAGTTAGCAGCTCTGGCGCAGGGGCTAGGATACGATGAAATTACTATAAACCACAATCAGGATGTGGATTTGAAGGCTCGGAAAAACGGGAAACTGGTCGGTCTGGAGTATGAAATCAAGGGCTCTCATACTACCGAAGAGCTTGTGGCGAAGAAGGCAACCGCTATCAGAAACGGGCTGGAAATTAGGTTCGTATGCAGTTCGACTGACTACCCCTTCATCGCAAAAGCCGTTGGGGCAGATTATACCCTGCAAAGAGGGGAAGCCGTAGTTGATTTCCTGCGGAATTTTGCGGAAGAAAATGAACCAAGCACGGAAGAACCAGAAATTCAGGATTTCACTGAATCTGAAGTGGTTTCGGAAGAAATGGGGGCAGAATAAACCCCCGTTTCAAACGGCACTCAGGTCTACTACGTAGACCTTCGTATATTATATTATTACACAGGAAAGAATGATCGGGATGAACAATTACTAAGTAATAAAATAAGATTACGATTATACAAAACAACAAAACGAATTTCTGAGGATTTGTATGAACAGTTTTTTATATCCCTCCCCTGCTTATATTTTTCAGATGGATGCTCATACAGAACGAAAAAAGGAACAAGTCGGCAGTGGAATGTACCACGCAATTGATCTTGATGAATGGGATGACTCTCTACCGGTAATGAAAATTGGTGACAAAGGAAGAGTTCACCTGCCGGTTCAGTATCAAGATTCGGCTATCTGGGTTTTCATCTCCGAGTCGGACAGGATACTAAAAAAATGTAACTTAATATTATTACCGAAAACCGGATTAAATCGCTGGGAAGAAGTTTTTCAAACAAGAGGAAAAAACGCAGGCGACCTGCTCAATGTTTTCAGTAATGGTGACATCTGTGTAAAATATAAAAAAGGAATGAATGTAAAAATATTCATAAAAAGGTAAAAATAAAAAAATAAAAAAGCTGAATAGAATGGTTCAGTCAATCTCTGCACACTGATGGCGGCAGAGAGGACATAACAGATACCCTCTGGTATATCCCGTTTTTCTTTCAATCTCAAAAACGATGTCCCCCTCATCGAGGGTATCATAAAATACATTTTCTGTAGCTGTCAGAAGCATTTCATACCCACATGAGTGGGATACGCATTTTGCTTTTTTAACTGTCATATCCAATTCCATATATAAATTCCTTTAAGAGTTACATATAATAGGATTAATGCTATAAATTTTATTAAAAACTCTCTAATTAGAGGGTCTTTATAACTCTCGTCATCAAGAGTCATTTTACCACTGCCTATAAAAATATTTATGAGAGTATTATATCTCTCATATTTAATCGATGTTTCCCGAGAGGAGTGCTAACTCCTCTGTCCTGTAGCATCTGGGATGTGCCCTATAGCGGGCTTCACCTCCTTCAACTTCGAAGTATATCAGATATACTTCTTCGTCAAGGGCACTTTCTAGCAAGTATGATTCTTCTTCCGAGTCATCCTCGCCGAAGTTAACTTTGATATATGTGTTTCCTTCATACACAATGTCATCATCAACCCAGACTTTGAAGTCTGAGTCTTCATATGGCTTCACCGCTTCGATAAATGGAGCGGTTCTTGTTTTTCCGTCTTGGATTTCGTAATGTCCAAAGTCAGCATCTTCCACATAGTCATATATCGAATCAAACAGGTTTACATTCCTTCCATTAATCATCATTTCTTTTACTCTCCTTTTCTTTTCTTTGATTTTCTTTTGTACCGTTTTTCTTCTACAATACTTACTATGTCCCACAAGTATATAAACTTTTCCCACAATAAATCGAGTTATCCCCCTGGTACTCTTCTAATTCTACAAAAAATGTAAACTGTGTTAAACCTTAAACTAAGATTTACTCTATTTTGTGGGAAAGCTTTATATACATGTGGGACATATTAATACATAGACAAAGAAGAATGAAGTAAAAGAAAAAAAGGAGAGAACAAGAAATGTATACAACAATCGCAAAAATTAAACAAATAGTTCCCCTACATGAAGTAAGGGATGAAGAAAAACTTAACAATCTCATTCAGAGCATGGAAGAGACCGGGTGGTGTGGTAGACCACTCGTAGTAATCGACTGTGGGAATGAGTACAGGGCTTTAACCGGAAGTCACCGGATTGCAGCCGCTATTAAAGCCGGTCTTGCTGAAATACCCATCGCCTGTATCGAGTATGGTACGATGTTTGAGGATTATGACATGACCTCAGATGACCTAAGGGACCCTGAACAAATAAAGAAACTCCTTGAAGAGTATGACGAGGAGGCTGCAGAATTATATTACGATGATTAAAGAAAAATCAAAGAAAAGGAGAAGATAGGAGAATGATTTTAGGAGATTATGGCGTAATGCCAAGGAAAAACGTTCTGGAAACCATCTATACAATAGATGGTCACGATACTAACATTGTGATCGTTGAAAAGTATGGGGAAGAGTCCGTAGAATGGACTAAAACCATACGAAGAGTAGAGGTCGATATGACCTCTATACTGGAATTTGATGTTGATAGAATCATTCACTCGACAGACACTGACGAACAAGTAGCGAAAATGAATTATCTTATTAATTTACTGTGGTGATTTTAGGTGAGTATTGTAATGAGAGCTGATCTTAAAAAAACAGATCTAGAGTGGGCAAACCTTGAGGGAGCTAATCTTGAGGATGCAGATCTATGTGAGGCTAGCCTTGAGGGAGTTAATCTTGAGAGGGCTAACCTTCAAGGAGCGGATCTAAGGAAGGCTAACCTTCAAGGAGCGAATCTAAGGAAGGCTAACCTTGAGGGGGCGAATCTAAGGAAGGCTAACCTTGAGGGGGCGAATCTTGAAGAGGCAAATATATCATGGGCGAATCTCAGATTCGCAAACATGAAAAAAACTAAACTTAAAAAGGCAAACCTTCAAGGTGTGTTCTTATATGGCGCAGATCTTGAAGGCGCAATTTTAGATTATTCGAGCTTCCCGCTCTGGTGTGGAAGCTTTGATGTTAAAACTGATACACGGCTGCCTGCACAACTTGCATATCATATGTGCAGGTTGAAATGTGACGATCCTATTGTAATAGAGGCACAAAAGGCTTTGTTGCCTCTTGCAAAAAAATTCCACAGATATTGGGAATGTGGGAGTCTTTGAATAGGTGTGAAAAATGTCTCCAGCAACTAAAACTATTAAATGGGAGCCTGAACAGATTCCCTCCAGGCTCGAAATTCCGAAAGGCTGGCAGGTTTTTACGTGCCGGTTCGACACTAAGAACCGCCCATCTGCAATCCCAAAAAAGTATGGGGGTTTTGTAGGGATGAAGTGTATTGTCATCCCAATTGAAGAGGAGTGATGCGATGCCAATAATAAGTTTTTCAGAACCTGCTCATATCCCATTAATACTACAGGGATTAAAGACGCAGACTACCCGAAGACCTCGAAAAATCCCTCTTAAACAGGGGGATAAACTCTACATGTATTACCAGAACAGATTAAAAAAAAGCTGTACTAATTGCATTGTAGAAACATGTCAGAATTCAGCGATTCATTCTGGATCTACTTCGAAAAAATGTTGTGAACGCCACTCCAATTTTTTCGGAGTCGCCACAGTTCTTAAAATTGAGGACTTCGATCCATACCTACTAAGCCGTGAAGCTCTTGAAAAATGGGCTCAGGCTGATGGGTTTAAGAATTATAAAGAAGCTTACCGGTGGTTTACCACCGTTTACGGTAGAGACTGGGAGAATGAACTCTTTGAAATCATTTATTTCAAAGGAGATTGGAATTCTCCTTCGACATAAATGATTTTCTTTAAATAAATACCCTCATACTATTTTTTGGAAGAAACCTTTATATTATATATAAATCTCTCTCTAGCTTGAGAGAGAGAGATAAGTATATATACTTTTTTTTCTTCATAATAAGTATTATGAAGCGAATAAAATTTTTCGAGTTGCCAGCATCCGATCAGGATGCCATAAAAGCGTACCTGAAAGCAGAAAGAAAAGATGAATACCCTACCCTCAGTGAAGAGGGGCTAACGTTCCTGAAATCATTTTTAGGGGACGTAGAGAAAAAAGACAGAATATATACACCGGAAGACTTCATAAGAATTCTTACCGGTATAGATTATGACCACAGAATAAAAACGAAAATTGTCATCGAGAGGTTGAAAAATCTTGATAAAAAATATAATAATATTGATTATTCGTGGGCAAGAACAGTTTTACAGAGATTGCTACACGAAGGAAGAATCAGCGGGGAAAAAGACCCCAATTATAATACATACGTATGGTGGGGAAGGGGGTAAGGAAAACAGAGGAAAGAATAGATGCCGAATTATAAAACTCATCTAATTTTTGCGTTCCTCCCAATCCCCTGGGTTTTGAATGAGATGATCAAAATTTGTAACTACCCGCAAGACTTCCCTGTCTGTACTGGATTTTTAAGCTGGTGGGTCCTGCACAGTATGGTAATTACTCCTGATGTTGATGTGTGGTCAATCCCATCGAAACGGTTAGGTAGTGCAGGCTGGGTTATACGAAAACTTACACATCACAGAGGGATTATGCATCGCAAAAAATTCTGGATATTGTACTTCTTAGTTCAATATCAGGTTTTAGGCTGGTGGGTTTTGGGAGGAGTATATCCTGTATTCAGTCATTTACTCCTTGATGACATTATTACAGGAGTGAAACGGAAAACGGGTAAGAAAATATTTAGAGCTTGGAGTTAATTCTAAGGCGCTCTAAGCAATTTTATTTTTTCATCTAATCCTTTTACATTGGTTTAACACAATTTTCGTCTTATAGAGGCTTATAAAAATCCAAAGTCTCTAGCTACTGGTTTTTGCACCATTCCCCATAAACTTTATATACTTAATCTAGAATTTTCTTTCTTTTTCTCTATTTCTTATAGATTATACTAATACGTATAAGTATAGTATAGTATAATTAGAGTAAAAAGAGTAATTTTGAGCATATTCTCATATATAAATATTAGGTTAACAATACTCTGAAATCGTTAGCTAGAGGCTTATATATAATAACTATACAATAACTGTCTAAACAATGTGAGGTAACCCGACTTCTTTCAAAGAAGTTAGTATAATTTTTCTGTTTTTAGTACAATCCCCTGGGAGTTTTAGTATAGTTCTTCTTTGAAAACTCCCTTGCAATTATACTGACCTTTTCAATAAAACAACTAAGTCAATATTTTTTATTGCTCTACTTTTATAAATAATCTTATATTTCTGAACTGTATAATCTTCTTTCAATGAGCATTTTTATCGAGGGTACAGCTTTTCCGATCGGGGTCATAAACAGAAATGGCTGGGGAGTGCCGTTCTCTGAGGTAGACAACGCTGTTGCTACCCTCAAAACTTCTGTAGTCCGAATCTGTTCTCGATTAGACCCGCACGGCTGTGATTATACGGGCGATCCTCTTTCCGAAATAGGGCATGTTGTTGATGCATGGAAAGAAGGGGATGACGTCAAAGTCAAAGCCGAAATTACTGATTCAGTCGCAGCTCAGAAAATCGAGGACGGGACTTGGAAAAACAACTGGAGTATTTTCATAGGGTATGACGAGGCAGATACTGAAGGCTGGTTGCACGGCATAGCAGCCGAAAGCATCACTATAGTCGATAGACCCGCATGGGATACTGCAACATGGCAAGTGGTAGCGGCTTCAGAAGTACAGAAGAAAGGTATCAGGATTATTTCTAATTTTTGGAAATCGGCATCAACCGAAGGTGGTATTATTACTGACGAACTTGAAGAACTTAAGATAAGACTTGCTGAAGTTGAAAAGGAAAGAGATGAACTGAAGGCTAAACTTCAGGCTATCTCTGATGGAACTGGTGGTGAAGCCGGCGGCGAAGCTGGCGGAAATGGTGGCGGAGAAGGAGTGGGAGCCGGTGAGCTTGAAAAGGAACTGGGCGAACTGAAAACCGCAAAAGCTTCTCTGGAAAAACAGCTTGAAGAAAATAAGAAACAGATTGCATCCCTTCAGCTTGAGAAAGCAAAAATGGTTCCGATTGCTGAAATCGAAAAGAGGATAGCCGCCGCTCTGGAAGAACATGACAAGAAAATAGCCGCTGAAATCGAAAGGGGAAAGGCTTTCGCATCTTTCGTAGAAGCCAGAGGGCGGCTAGGACTTGAGACTAACCCTGAAGACTATAAGACCCTGTCAGCTTCAGACCTGAACAAACTCGCAGCTGACCTGAATGGGATCAAGATCCCGGCAGGGGCATACAGTGTTACCTATCCCGCAAGTTCTTCCCCGAAGGGCGTAACTGTAGGCAGATGGGACAGTGAAAAAAAGCAGTGGGTGATCTAATATGGCATATAACGGACTTGGCGTAAAACCTGCAAATGCAGTAGTCGCAGGCGGGAAACCTATCATACAGGAGCTGAAAGTCGAAGATTCGACGAACATGTACCCCCGCCGACTCGTGAAAAAAGGTACACATGACGACGATGTTGTAGTGAATACCGCCGCCGGAAATGCAATAGGCTGGCTTGGGTATGAGCAGTGCGCACCCGCATTCAAACCTGATACTATCGACTCCCTGTATGCCACAGGTGCAAAAGCTCCTGTAGTTAGCGGACCGGGGCTGATAGTTGTAGGCAGGCTGGCTCAGGGTCAGAACGTCACAAAAGGCACAATGCTGGTCGGGGCTGCAAATGGGGAACTGACAGCCGCCACCGCATTAACCGTCAAATCTGGAGCTACTCAGGTTACCTCTACCGCCGCTAATGGTTCTATCCTGACAGGTACAATTGGAGATCAGGGCAGGATAGTAGCAATTGCCGAGGAATCCGTCGATGCTTCCTCAGTTGCTAAATACATACTCGTAAGGAGCATGATCTAAAAATTATGAAGAGGTTTGACGTATGGTAAACGCACTCACGGAATTTTCTAAGAAACTTGATGAAAAGCTCGTGTCCCCACTCAGGCAGGTTCTGAAAGGGCGAAAGCTTGTATCTGTTACCTCTCCGCAGGGGTTTGGGATCACGAATGTTGACTGGGGAAAAATTACAGAGATGTCTGGCGGAATGGTCTCCTACTCATTCACATCTGGGAATACTGACCAGATTGACGCCACTCTCGTGAACAGCAAGATCCCTGTCTACTGGAAGGACTATGAAATTGACAGGCGTATTTTCGAGGGATGGAGACAGAGAGGAATAGATATTGATGCCGCTAACGCAATCGCCGCCGCATATGCAGCCGCCAAAGTCGAAGATGCGGCAATCATAAATGGGGTAACGAACGACGGGACAAACTACGATATTCTCGGATTGTATCAGGGCGCAGGAAACGACTATAATACTGCTACCACTCTCGGCACATTCGGAAACGCCACAACTGCACTGGCTGGCGCTATCAACCTCATGGATGATGCAGGTATCCCAGTCGATTCCCTGAAACTGAACTGGTGTGTTAACAGTTCCGCATACCACAAGATCCGCCGCACCCGTTCCGCACAGGGTCAGCTTGAACTCCCTGATCTGCTTGACCTTCTCAACGGCGGCGAACTCATTTCTGTAGGGACAACCCTTACGACTGCGCAGGCTTTCGTACTTCCGGATTCCAGTGTTGGCGAACCTTATGTAGACTATTACCTCACCGCAGATTTCCAGACAGATCCCAAAACACCTGAATACCAGACTACTGGAAATATTGGCGGAAGAGTATTTTCCGCAGGCGTTCTCAGGATCAAGCAGGATGATGCAATTTGCCGCATGAGCAACCTGTCATAAGAAGGTGTTACAGGTGAAAGTTGCTGTACAGGTCAGGCGACTAGCTACAATAATTGATGGTGTTGAAAAGGTACTGATGAGGGGCGACATTTTCGAGTGTACCCCTGAACAGCTTCAGAAACTTGGCAGGTCTGTAAGAGTTTGCGAATACGGATTTGAAACCGGTTCAGGTGGAACTGGTGGTGAAGCCGGTGTTGCTGGTGAAGGTTTTATCGGAACTGGCGGCGGTGAAGGTATACCCGGAACTGCCGGTGAGGGTGGCAAACTTGGAAAAAATCGCAGGTGATTGATTGTCCATATGTTCAGTCGAGGATATCCGCACAGTCATAAATACCTACACGCTCTCTGATGATGATCTTCAGAGCATTTTAGATTTGGCTCATCAGGAAGTATTCAGTAAGGCAGGTTCGACAGATGAAAACAATCCTGACCTGCAACTTGCTATCCGGTATACTGCCTGTGCATACACGCTCAAAAAAATGAGAACGACAGGGGAATTAGCCGCTAGCGTGAAACTGGGGAACGATACCCGGCAAAATTCCCCTGACAAGGATATCCAGACTTACGAGGACAATGCAAGCTACCATATCAGAAAGTTCCTCAATGCCGCACAGTATGAAAATTTTAGCGGAATTTTCGGACGAACTGGATATGGTACGGTAAACAACACTATATAATTTCTTACAGACTCTTCACTCAAAAATAAGTTCTGTTGATGGTGTCCTGATGTCTCCACTCGAATACATGATGGTGCAAACCTGTACAATATCCCATACTTCACAGGATCAGAAACTATCATATGTATCCGGCACTTCTGCGTTTCTTCCGGGGAAAATGATAACGGGTTCTCAGTCCGGTAGTACAGGACTGATAAAATCCGTTGTTGTTGAGTCTGGGTCATGGTCTGGTGGGAACGCAAGCGGATATTTGATACTGTCCCCTGTTTCTGGTCAGTTTAAGGTGGGGGAAATTATCAGGGACAATCAGGCAATTCAGGGAGTGGCGGTCGTTTCAGGGTCTCTAATCCCTCAGACTGACGAATTCGGGACACCTTACACAACCACTACGCAAACAACTTCAAAATGTTGGTTTTCAGAATCGTCGAATACGGGGGGTATTCTTCATTTCGATAGCGGGGATTATATCATGAAATCCCCGCTCCTCTTCCTTCCAGCATCTACTGTAATTGAAGAAGGGGATCAGGTAGAGGGGGAAATATCTGGATATTCTCATACTTACGAAGTTCTAAAAGTTACCCGCTGCTACCGGTTGTACTCATCCGTTGTTGACCACATCGAAGCAGAACTTAAGGCAGTCGGGAAACGAAATGGCTGAAGTTTTTAAAATTGAGGTTAAGGGTGTTAAGGAACTGCAAGCCACATTTGGCAAACTTGAGAAAGAATTTCAGGACGCTCTGGCTGAAGCAGTTTCTCAAGCGGCAGCAGTCGTTGAAAGGGAAGCGAAAATAAATTCCGGTCGTGGGGGTGCATTCCCAAATCGAGTCACGGGAAACCTGATGAACTCAATTAAAGAGTTGCGGCAGACAGTAGAACCTAACAGGGTCACAAGTGTCGTAGGGTCAGATATGGTCTACGCACCCCGACTAGAATATGGTTTTTCAGGCACGGACAGGCTTGGCAGGCATTACAACCAGCGTCCGAGACCATTCCTGAGACCGGCTCTGGATGAGAATGAAGCCCAGATCCAAGCCGCATTTGAAAAATCTCTCAGGGAAATAATATCACGGTATAAATAAAATTCCGAAGATATCTGCAAAATGGAAAAACAAAATCAGGAAACCTGATAATGATTGAGTCAGCAATTCATACTATACTTGCTACAGATTTGGGAATAAGCCAGTTTGTAGGAACTCGCATATTCCCTCTTGAGCTTCCCTTAGACTGCCAGCTTCCAGCACTCTCTTTTTCTAAAATTTCAAATCCCTACCGGCAGGTAGTAGGGACTCCACGCTTTCAGGTTTCTTGCTGGACAAAAACTTACAAACAGTGTTTAGAACTCTCTCAAGCTGTAACAACCAGACTCGAGGGTTTTTCTGGATCAGTAGACGGCATTATCATAGAACGAATTCTCCCTCTCGATTCTCAGGATTTCTATTCAGCGGATACCGGTATTTTCCACATTCCGCTTGACTTCAAAATAATTTATAGAAAATAAAAATTCTCAGGAAGTAACAACATGGTAAATTATCAGACAACGACGCAGAAAAGTAACACGATAAGGTTCGGCAGTGCAAAAATAGAAGTAGGCGCCACAGTCGATACTCTTGTGAATCTGGGGACGGCTCAGAACGTCGAATTTAAGGAATCATATACACCTATTGTACTGAAACCTGATAACGCACCCGAAATAACGGTCGGGGTAAGAGAACACTATGCGACGGCTACTTTCGATCTATGGGAAGTGGATCTGTCGAACCTGAATCTTATTCGGGGTGGGATTGATACCTATTCCACAGTTGCAGGTACACAAACTTCTGTAACGGATGAACTTGTCACGCTCACAGGAACAAACCTGATTAGACTGAAAAACAAGAATGGGGACGGGACTGAGGTTGCCAGCATCACTGTAAAAGGTTCGGATAATGGTGCTACTACCAGAAACACTGACTACATTATTGGAGTGGACTCAGCAGGATGGACAGTTATTGGGAGAGTTTCAACCTCATTAAACATTTCAGACGGTGAAACTGTAAAAGTTTCTTACACCTATACCCCCTCGGCGTCGGTAAAACTCAGTAGCGGCGGCAAGAACACTATTAATCCGAGAGTGGTCAGGCTCACGAATACGAACACGGCAGGGAAGAAGTTCCAGATTACGATTTATGCCGCAAAGAACCAGTCCGGTATTGAACTGAAACTCCCGGGAGATGATTCCGAAGACCCGCTGGCAGTCCCGATTGAACTAAAAGGCATTATTGACCCAACACGGACGGCAGGCGATCAGCTCTTTGAGATCCTTGACGAGCAGGGGGTATAATGAATGACTGAAGGTGCAGAATCAGGGGCTGGTGACCAGCTCCTTAATAATTTTGAGATTCTCGAACCGCCAAAACGCACTGCAAAAATTTCAGGTGAAGAGATCGAACTTTCTATCATCCCTGCCAGAGTTGCCTTGAAATTCCTGTCATTTTCAAAAAAATATGATCCTTCCAAGCTTGAAGCTATGACTGAAGGAACCGTAGACGAGCAGATGATTGACGACGTCGTTGAGATTGTGGCTATGATCTGCCAGAGATCAAATAAAAAAATTACGAAAGACTGGCTTCTTGACAATCTCGATATTACAGGACTTATTAAGTTTACCCAATTCGTTTTTGAAGGAATTACGAAAAACCTTCCTGATAATGCAGGCGCAGGAGACGGAAAAGGAAAAAACTGAATATCTGGGACATTATTGCCGAATTGGGTATACTGTACTCATGGGCAACACCTGAGCGGCTTCTCGATGAGATGTCTCTAGAACAGATAGTATTATTCCACAGGCATGGCTGGAAAGCCAGAGAAACAGAGTATAAATTAATGTGGGGAGTTCTCGGCGGAATAATGGCAGGGGATGAGTCAATCAAGAAGCATATCCCTGAAGGTGTGCATGGTCTAAAAAAATTCAAAGAAGCACATCCAGAAGGACAGGTACAGAACGGAGCTTGGAAAGTCTCACAGTAAAAAAGGCAGACTCTATATTTTAAAAGCGGTGGCGGTATGGCACTTGGAGAGCTAATAGTTTCTATCGTGGGAGATATGAAGGAACTTTCTACTACCCTCTCTCAGGCTAGAAACGAAATTGGAAATATAGGTAAAGATATTGAGGGTGTTGGCAAGTCTCTTAGCTCTGTCGGGTCATCTATGACTATGGGGATTACTGCCCCTATAGTCGCCACGACTGCCGCTATCGGTGGCGTTTCAAAAGAAGCTATGTCATTTGAAAAAGGCATGGCTCAGGTATTCACTCTTCTCCCGAATGCTTCAAAAGCCAGTATGGGGAAAATGGGGGAAGACGTCAAAAATTTTTCTAAAGAAATGGGGGTTACAACCACTCAGGTTATCCCTGCTCTGTATGACGCGATAGGATCTGGCGTTCCAGAGGACAACGTTTTTTCATTCTTAGAAGTAGCCCAGAAAGGAGCAGTCGCCGGCGTTACCGATATCGGGGTAGCCGTAGATACGCTAACAAGTATCACAAATGCTTATGGGCAGGAAAACCTGAAAGCCGCCGAAGCTTCTGATATTCTTTTTACCGGTATAAACGTCGGTAAAATGACTTATGAAGAACTCCAGAGGAGTCTATATGAAGTTGTACCGACAGCGGCGTCTGTTGGGGTCCAGTTTTCTGATATTACAGCCGCATTAGCCGCTATGACTGCTCAGGGTACTCCTACGAGCGTCGCAACTGCCCAACTCAGACAGCTTCTTGTAGAACTTTCAAAAGAAGGGACGGGAGCATCTGAAACTTTTAAAGAAATTGCTGGGAAATCATTCCCTCAGTTCATTAAGGAAGGTGGAACGCTACAGCAAGCCGTGAACCTACTCGGGGAAGGATTCCAGAAGGCTAGCCCGCAAGCAAAAGAACTGCAAGAAAAAATATATGAATTGGCTGACCCGACCAGCGGGCTAGCTATGGAATTTGAGGCTCTTACCGGAAAATCATTCAAGGATTTCCAGAGAGAAGGCGGGACGGCACAGCAGGCTCTGGAGATGATGGGACTATCATTCGATGATGCGAATGGTAGAATTAGCGATATGTTCGGGTCAATTGAGGCAGGAAACGCTATTCTCCAACTGACCGGGCAAGGGTCTTCAATATTTTCAGATGCACTAAAAGAAATGGAAAACTCTGCGGGGGCTACAGATCGGGCATATGCAAAGATGAGTGAAACGACATCAAAAAGTCTGGATAATATTATAGCAAGGCTTCAGGTAGCCGCCGTTGAAATGGGCGAGAAGTTTCTACCAGTCATTGAAGATACGCTCGTCCCTCTAATTACAGATACGTTCATCCCTGCACTTGAAGCAATTATTCCTATTATCGGAGCGGTTGCTACTGCTTTTAACGGACTTCCGCAACCTATAAAAATTATAATACTTGCTATTATTGCCTTTATTGCCGCTCTTGGTCCGGTTCTTGTGGCGGTTGGCGCAGTTGTTGAAGCCGTTGGGACGCTAGCGGCTGCATTTGGGGCAGGCGGCGCTCTGGCAAGTGCGTTCGCAGTAGCAAAAACTATTATAGCAGGATTAGTTTCTACGTTGGGGACTCTTGGGGCTCCTATTCTTGCGATTATTGCCGTCGTTGCATTACTGGCAGTAGCTTGGTCTCAGAACTGGTTCGATATTCAGGGAAAAGCCAGAGCCATATGGGATTGGCTCAAAACTCAGGCTCAGGCTCTCTGGACAGGTCTACAGAATACATATAATTCAATTGTTAATGCAGGAAATACCCTGAGAACTCAGTTTTCGGCTGCATGGGAAAGTATCAAATCAGTGTTCACAACCATAAAATCTGCTATCGTATCTATAGCAATGAACCTGTATGCAGAATTACAGGCTAGGTATTCTAATATAATTAGTTCCGTTCAGGGGTTACTGAATGAGTGGCGGGCGAAGTGGGATTCACTTAAAGCAACCACAAGTACCCTACTTAATAATGTAATATCAATAGTTTTGTCATTTTATAATAATCTACAGAATAAATTTTCTCAGATTAAAGCAGCAGTTCAGGCGCTACTAAGCGACTGGAAATCGAAATGGGAGAACCTGAAATCTACAGCTTCGAGTCTGGCAAATCAGGTAGTCAGTACAATTCAGACATTTGTATCTAACCTCAAAAATAAATTCAACGAGATTAAAAATGCAATCCAGACTCTAGTTGAAAATGCTAGACGTGGATTTTCGGATATGGTAAGCACTATAAAATCGAAAGCGTCTGATATTGTGGAAGCTGTTAGAGGGATTGTAACAGGCATAAAAAACAAAGCAACTGAATTTTATAACGCAGGCAGGGAAGTTGTGCAGAAACTTATCGACGGGCTTGCATCCAGACTTACTGAAGTAAAAAACAAAGTTAAGGAGATTACTAACGCCGCCAGCATTTCTGCTTCATCTCTTGGAAATAGTGTAGCCAGTACGATAAAATCGACTGGGCAGAAAGCAAAAGTGTCACTTTCGGAAGCGGCAAGCGGGTTAAGAAGGCTGCTCCCTAGCTCTCCTGCGAAAGAGGGTCCATTCCGGAAACTGCCAAACTGGGATGTAGTATTCGTTGACCCTCTAAAAAGTTCTATCAAGAAAGCAAACCAGCTATCCGGTCCTCTATACAATGCTCTGTCTAACCTGCGGTCTCCCGTCGACGAATATTCTACAGGGTTCGGGAGAATTTCGACGATTTCTAATAATACAAGTTATGCGGGGGACACGATCACTATCGGACCCAATACGCTTACAAGCGAACTGGATCTGGAATCCATCTTTGAAATTATTAATAGGAAAACCGCAGAACGGCGGCGTGCAAGGGGGTTCTATAGATGAGTTTTCTCTCAGTCACATTCGCAGGTTTCCCCGTATCTGCGTATCAGGATTCTGAGATCAACTACCAGATCACTGCGAATGAGGTACAGCTCTATAATGGTGAAATTTTTGGGACGTTAAGCCCGATAACACAGAATTTTCCCCGGTCTTTCGACTGCTATACAGAGGATTATACTGAAATTTCCAATCTTGCCGGAAAAATAGGCACATTCGGAGAACTGGTTATAGGCGGAGAAAGTTTTTCAAACTGTTATATTTCGAGTCTCGGCTCGATTAAAGAAGTGTGGAGAGGCTCCGGGCACTACACATACACTATAAAATTTTCTAAGGTGGATCAGCATTGACAGATGATACTTCTGCTATTGTAGGTTCTAGTATACATATTGACATAATTTCAAGAGACAGAAACGGAAACGTAAAAGAACATCTTAGAGTTTTCCCTGATGGGCATGAGGAAGTGGTATCATGGCAACGCTAACGGATAAAGCACTTGAAGCTACTGCAAGGTTCATAATAGGCGTATCTGCTCCGAGTCCTTTCATATATATGGCTACAGGGACAGGGGCAGGGGCAGAAAGTACAGCAAGTACAGCTCTCGAAGCTGAGAATACGCAGTACGGCGCACAGAGGGCACAGGCTACCCTTTCATATGTCAGTCTTGGGACGTCTCAATGGTCTATCCTGTATGCGTTCACGGGTCCAGTGACAATCAGGGAGCTGGGCATATTCAATGCATCCAGCGGCGGGGATATGTTCCTGAGACACGTCTTAAGCGAAAATAAAACGTATACGGATGGCGACAGTGTAGAAATTACGATAACGAACACTATGGTAAGAAGCTAAGTATGTAATATTATAAAGTAACAACCAAAAAAAATATTAATATAAAAATACTCAAATACAAAATCTAAAAAGTTGTGTAATTAAATATTAATTAAAAAATAATTATGAAAATAAGTAGAGGCTAATGCTATGGCACTTTCAAAAACACCTACGCAGATTCTTAACAATGTAACAATTGCGGCTAATGGTACAAGTTCCGAAAGTACAGGGGTTGACCTGAACGACGCAGTTGATTTCGGTATTGGCTACCAGATGACGTTTAATGCTTCGGCTACAAAAGGGGCAAGGATAGACCTGTATGCAGATCCTTCTGGTGCTTCCCAGTCGTTCACGATAGGATCTTATGCCGACCCGTGTGACTCCGGCGACGTGCAGGTTGATGCAGGGCATCAGGTACAGGGATTCATTCAGATGCAGAGAGCCGCCCGCTATGTGAAATGTAAGGTTGTTAATCTTGATACGTCTTACAGTATTACTGGGTGTTCCCTCTGGTCAATTGTACAGAAGCCGTAAATTTATTTTTAAAGTCTGGGTGAAAGCGTGGGGATGAACCCTTATCTTGCATGGAAGTATAAGCTAGAAGTCTCAGTTACGAATTTTTCGACGTCTGAAGACTTTCTGGCGAATATGACTCTGCCTTATTTCAGAGGGATGAAGGCAGACTTTCGAGATATAAGAGCCGCTACCAGATACGGAACGAAAATACCTTACTTCATTGAAACTGTCACTGAATTCAGTCAGGCTTTTATATGGTTCAAGCTGCCGAAAGGCACTGACTTTTTTTATATTTATTATGGGAACGGCGGCGTAACAACTGGTAGTGACGGCAAGCAGGTATTCTCGTTTTTCGATCATTTCGAGAAACTTGATACTTCTGTCTGGAAAATTATAGCGGGCTCTGTAAGTGTTTCGGGTTCAATCCTTACGCTTCAGAATACATCTGTTAGCAGTGTTTTAGAAAGTTATGCTACCTATGCCCCGAATACGATTGTGGAAGTGAAGGCTCAATACTATTCTGGCAACCGCACAATTTTAGGGTACAGGAGCTATAGCACGCAGAAGGCGGCTGCTTGGCAGACAGAAGCGGTAGGGAACGCTAACAACCAGAGGTTCGCCCACAATGGGACGACTGGAAACTGGGATTCTGATGGAGTCAGCAGGGCAGGAAGTTCCTATAATGTATATGGCGTGGCTCATATCGTATCAGGTCCGCTATACTATGCTAATTATGCATATCGGGGAACTATTACGGATTACATCCCGGGAAATGTTTCTTTGCCGATCCAGTTCTACTGCTACTATAATACAGGCGCATTCAAGGTTGACTGGGTAAGAATCCGACCCTATGTTTCGACAATGCCGACCCTGACTTTGGGGAGAAAATTCACAACCCAGCCAAAGGGGTTCCCCTGGGATAATGCAATTACCGGCGTGACCACAAAAATAAAAATGATGCCTGTTGCTAACGTAAAAACGTTTTTAAAGCAGATCGACACTCAGTTAAGCTCGAAAACCAGAGTAATGTTCAGGCGTCCTATGTTCTACAATCCACAGTTAAAAAGTCCCTATCCTGCATGGAAATATAAGGGTGAAATCAATATCGGGACGCAGACCAGCCCTGCAAGAGTCAGAATACCTATCCTGCCCGGGATGGCTCTCGACGGCAGAGATCTGAGGATTACGGACAAGAGCGGGAAAGACCTGAAATTCAATATTTTCGCTACTAGTTCAACCTATCTGGATTGCTGGGTAGAAATCACTACCGGCACAAGTGTAATCAATTTTTATTACGGGAATGGGGTAGCGAAATCGAAAAGTGATTCTTCAATTGTCGGAACGATTCAGTATGACACAATTACAACCGTAACCCCTAACATAGGCGGCAGAAGCACTGCATGGAAACTAAGGGGCTGGAAATACCGGCAGGAGATACAGCTTTCGGCGACTTCGGTAGGCGGGGAACAGATCCTTATTTCAATCCCGTATCGTCCCGGAATGACTGCTGACGGAAGAGATTTCAGATTCTATGATCTGTCAGGAAACAGGTTACCGCATTATATTGAATCAGTAACAGCTTCAAGTTTTTCAGTCTGGGTGAAGTTGCCGGCAAGTCATACGAAAATTCTGTTTTATTTCGGGAACGGGGTAGCGGAATCGAAAAGTTCTGCCTCTGAGGTTTTCAACCTGTGGGACGATTTTGACGGCGAGGCTCTAAGCTCAGAATGGACTGTAGTCGGCGGGACTGCCACAGTAAGCAACTCAATACTGACATTGGGAGATGCTAATTATAACAGTATAATTCGTGGTTCGACGACTTTCGGGACCGGTACAATGGTAGAAATGAAAATGTACCACCCGAACCAGAACCAGACCATCTGCGGGTACTGGTCTGCATCGAACCAGAGAGCCTGTTGGTTAGGTGCATCTGGTCCCAACTACAATGACCAGACGCATACCTACAACGGTTCAACAAGTACAACAACTGACGATGGTGTAAACAGAGGCGGGACGACATATTACGTATATGGGATTACCTACGAGTCCGGCAGTATCGGGTTTTACGTGGATGGATCTTTCCGGCGCACCATGACTACCACTACCCCCTCTGGGTCTATCCCGATTGCGTTTTACAGCACGGTTGCGAAAGGAAATCTGATAGTGGACTGGGTAAGAGTTCGTACGATAACTACCATTACAGGGGCTCTCGGTCAGATAAAAAGACTTGCGGATTCGATGTATTACGAAACTGTTACCGAGACCGTCATCGAAATTATTCCGGAAATCCAGATAAGGCACAACCCCCAGTGGAAAGCCCCGCAGATATACTATGGGTTCATTAAGACCCCATCTGCATATCTGAAAATGCAGCCTAGCCAACCAGTACTGAAAGAGAGGCGGGAGCTAAGAGATTATGCTATAGTTTCCTGCGACGTTTCTCGTTCAATCAATGATGCCTATATGCAACTTTCTACAGAGTTTCAGAACCTGATGGTTCCGCCAGAGGGCAGTACAGTAAAACATTATGCGAGAGACTCGGAAGGAACCCCACATCTGATTTTTCACGGAAAAATCCTGACCAACTCCCCTACACATGGGTATTATTCTCAGACTGTGAAAATGCAGGCGGCGGATAACAGTATTAATTTAGTTACTCAGCCAGTTCCCTGGCTGTATCAGGTAATTGATACATCTGTAGATACTATTCCCGATTGGCTTATTCGGATATTAGAGCCTGAAAAAACAGGCATTTACCCGAAAACTCTGATTGACACTAACAAAGAACCTACGCAGTTTATATTCGACCCGAAAACGAAAAAACTCGAAGCAATTAAAGAGATTGCGAAATATGCTGGGTGCATGTACCAGACGAAACTGGTTACTCGAGAAATTGATGGTAATATTATAATAAGACCTGAATTCTATTTCGTCCCCCCAGAACGGATAGATGAGCCCGTCAACGGTTTTGACCTGCCTGCACCTCTAGTACTCAGTACAGACAACTGCATCCTGATTAGTGACCCTCAGGTTACTAGAGAAAGTGAAGAAAAATATAATAGTGTAATCGTGTACGGTGTACTGAGTGAAAATGGGGAGACTGTAGTTGCTCAAGCGTTTTCATATGAAGTATATTCCGGAGAACAGAAACCGAAAACGTATACTATAGAGGACAATGCAATAACCGAAAAAGGAAGCACGGCAGAACGTGAGGCTATAAAGTGGCTACTGTATTTCCTATCAGATAGAGTCGAAGTCAGTGTGAGTTTTCTGAACATGTTCGACCTTGACCTGTACCAAAGAATCCGTTTCGGGAACGGGTTCTCAAAGGAGCTACAAGGACTTACGAATACTAAACAAGTTCAGTATGTGGCGGCGTGTGATCCTAGAGACCCGCCAAACTCCACACATCTCATAGACGTTTCCGGAGTTCCGAGACCAGCGTGGTTAAGAATATCGAGTATAAAATATAAAAGTGAACATATTTCCGAAACAGTAACGGTAACCGCTATCACGGATAATATCTATTCCGTCGTTGACCCTATTGTTCAGGAACCTTACAGTTTTTATCTAAGCCCAGGGTACTACAAACCAGTAATTGACGACCTTGTAAATACAACGCAGTCGATAGTTGAGGATAAGCTAGAAAAACAACTTACTCCTGAAAGTTGTACTGTTCTGTCTATAGACGAAGAGAATAAAACCGCAGTGGTGCAGACTGCAAGCGGAAAAATAGTAACGGTGTCGCTTGCATGACGACGGTGTATGTTTCGAACTCAGGAAATGATGACTATACAGTTGATGGGACTGCCGATGACGTTCAGATAAATGAGGCTCTCCTGTATGCGCATAACAATGGCACGCCGAGCAACCCTGTGACTGTATACCTAAGAGGCTCGTTTATATATGAACTGGCGAGCTGGCTTCTGGTAGGAAACAATACAATCCTGACAGGTGACAAAACTGCTAAACTCCGGCTAAAAAATAATGCTAGCTGGGAAAATATATATACTGAGACAGACCCCGGAACGGAGCCGCTCCTGAAACAGAGGGTAAGCCCCATAAAAAATGTTGAGATCCACAACTTCGAGATTGACGGAAATAAGGATAATCAGCCCGGATATGTTCACGGAAAACTGAATTATATTATTCTATATTTCCAGAATGCCAGCAACATTTCCATGCATGACATGTACCTTCATGATACTCAGAGCGATGGAATGAGGATCAGTTATGGGGACGGGCTTTACTTTTTCAATAATGTTGTTGAGAGAATGGGGCATGACGGCAGTTTCTTCCTGCGGTCTACCAACTTCATGGTTTTTGGGAACAGTACAAAAATTCGTACGAACTCTGCCCATCGAGTATACAACTCTGGACATGGAAAAATTTTCAACAACTACATGGAACCCTACGCACTTGTGTCAACTGCAGGGAACCCGGGTATTCAGATCGAACACGGAGACGCCACGTACGACATGTCAGGGATTGAAGTATATGGAAACGAGATTGTAGATGCTTGGGGAGAGGGGATGTGGATTATCGAATATGGGACGGGTTCATCACAGTCAAACAAAGGTTTATATGTTCATGACAATATAATCCGGAGAGCTGGCAGGATCACAACAATAAATTATAATGCAGGAATCTCTATCGGCGGGTGGAACGGGGCTATTTTCGAGCGAAATACTATTCAGGACTGTTATAATGCAGGATTTCTTGTATATACAACCGCAGGGGCCCCTACGACTCTGTACCTGAAAAATAATGTGATTACGGGCACGAAACTTACACTGAACTCAACGAAACAGACATGGTCCGGATATGGAGTAGTATGCCCGTCTGGGTACAATACAACGATTAGGGCAACAGGTAATGGTTTAGATGGAAATGTTAGCGGGGACTATTATGGGAATATAATATATACCGATGCTATTCGAGTATCGAGTTATCTAGGGATGTATGCAGCTCCCCCTACATTGACAGATATGCAGGAGCCAGAAGAGCCGGAAGGGATACAAGAAGGAGACTGGGGTATTGTACTGCCTTCCGAAGGCGGGAAATATAAATATATATTATACCAGTTTAAAATGCCTGAAGTGGGGGAGAGATGCCTGATATATCCGGCACACTCTAACAAGTATTACCTTCTGAGACTTGCTCAAAATGCGAAGCCCGGAGATAAGATAATTTCTATTACAGACAGAAAAGGGAATTCTTGGGGAGTGGCGAGCAAGTAAGTAAGCTTGCCCGAAAACGTTTTTGCATTCTAGAAGAGTAACCTTTTTATACGAGAACCCAAAATTTGCTCTTTTTATCTCTATCTTTATTAGATTATACTTATACGTATTAGTATAATCTATAAGAAATAGAGAAATAAAGAGTAATTTTGAGCTTCTTCTCGTATATAAATATTAGGTTAACAATACTCTGAAATCGTTATCTAGAGGCTTCTATATAACGACTATACCATAACTGTCTTAATATGGTGCGGCGACCTAACTTCTTTGAAAGAAGTTAGTATAATTTCCTGAGTTTTAGTATAATCCTCTGGGAGTTCTAGTATAGTCTATTCTAAAAATCCACTATGATTCCATGTACATAGCAGAGACTCTAAAATCTTTCTAGGCTTAGCCTAGACCTCATAGAGAGCAAAAATAAGAGATGCCTATGCAATTGTATTGACGACATAAAATTAAAGGCTCTAAAAGCCTTAGAATCAATCGTATAAAAAGAGTTTAAGAAGGGCTTATTTAAGCCCCTCTAATTCGTTTTAACTTCCCGCCGCATGTATAACAATATACTTTTTCTCCATACCGTTTTTCGGTTTCTTCTATAGGGCAGGAAGTTTCATAGATATAACCACAGTCCTCACACCCATATAAGAGTTTCACGCTTTCACCCCCATGCCGGCAATTTTCTGTATTATACCAGCATCTGGTTTTATAACCGGATTCGGCGAGATCTTAGGATCTGCCATTGGTCTGAGTGGTGGAAGTGGTTCAGAATCATGTACACACTCAATTAAATTCATTTTCATGTCATAGATAGGAACTAAGTTCCTATTCGGGAAATCATCCCAACGAAGTTCATATGTGAACCCTGAATCATACTTCATTGTTATTGTGCCTGTGTTCGTATTTATGAACATACTTTTTGTAGTTTCTTTTAAGTGTTTTTCATTCTTTTTAAACCAGTTAAAAATATTTTCTTTTCCGAGTTCCTTTTGAGTTTTATGAATTTTCATTATTCCCAACTCCGGTTAGTCAAAAGGAATGGTTTTATACCATCCCTACCCCCACATTTTCCTCAAACCCTATTTCGCAGTTCAACCCGTACCGAGAAAGGTACTCTTCGCGGTACTGTTTCCGGAGTTCGGACAGGAATTTTTCTTCAGTTGTGATGATAGGCTTCTCAGTCCCGTGCTGGATACCGATCACCCTAGTTCCGTTAATGAGCTTCGATCTGATATCAAAGCCTTTTCTTTTCATATCATGAATTCTTTCAGGATACCAGTCTTCAAAGGACTGAATTTCTTTCCTACCATATCTGGCATACTGAGATCTTTTTTGTTTTGCTTTTGTAATGCTTAAAACATTATTCATCATTAGCAGCTCCTTGTAAGAGTACTTTTTCCCTCTTACAATACTATATTATACTTCGTAGTATTTATAGTTAACTCAATCTCAGGGTTGAGTTTTATTTATATACCAAACTCTACAACATTTAAACATGTTTAAATATTTTGAAAACATCGTTATCGGCAGACTTAATAATTCAAAATATTTTTATAGTATGTAGGATATAAGTCACATAATTGAAAAAATTAAATTCCCCCACAACAATTCCCTAGAGATGAGACTATGAAAATTCGAGTGATTAGCTCACGGGATGAAATTGAATCCCTGTCTCCTGACGAGCGTGTAGTGCATTGCGCTTTCAGACCGAACTACCTAGATATATATAATATTTTAGAAAAGTGCCCCGAAATTAAAATTATACAGATGCCAAGATCCCACTACTACACTATCGCACATACAGTTCAGCTTTTCTTGAAGAGTAAGAACGTTGAACTGATTGAGGGCGATGTGCAGGGACATCGGAAAGATGTAAGTAATTATTATCCTATTCCTTCATCTGTAATTGAAAAAATTAAAGAAATGAAGGCATACGGGGAAATGGATTATAAAATAGAAGAAACTGTTAAACGTATGTGTTATAACCTGAAACCCAGACTAATTTCATATCTAATTAGAGAAATTGAGGCATAATTATCTAAGAGGATATATTATATCCTCTCAGCTTTTTTTGAGATTAATTATCACTTTAATATCTATTGCGTTTTATTTTAAGGTCATTATGCCTGTATAGCATAAGCCTTACCCCATCAACTGGGGTGAACATATCTTTTCCATTCCGGCACTGTTCGCATGTACTCGAACCTACCGGATAATTCAATTTATTTTTGCAATAATCGCAATGCCCGACAAACTTGTCGAAATCATTGCATTCTTCACATATTATACCGGAAAACATGCAGACAGAGCAGGGAGTTTCATAGGTAACTGGTTTGGGTTCAGGTCTGCCGAGCAGTTTCCATGACGGCATAAATAGTGATTTCTTAAATACGTTCCGTTCATGCGGGTTTCGGAACCTTATCTTTACTTTCCCGTTGCCGAACAGCTTAATTGAAGGTAGTTCTTCGGTTGAGTAGGTTACCCCCTCTCGAATTTTCCCGTTTTCAAATTCAATCCCTCTAACTTCAGAAGGATGAACAGACTTATTATTGGCTCTACCAATGCAGATTTTCGCAAATCTCACTACAGCATTGACGAGTTGCGTCGGCTGGTAGTGATAATGCGGACAGTTCAGTTCAATGCCAGAAGTATAGATATCCTTAATATTTTCAGGTGAATATTTTATTTCACCATGAATCCTGGTATATCCTACCATCTGGTCAATAATCATAAACTGTAGCTGGTCGATAATTATTTTATCTACATCATCGTAGGTCATCTGAATGAACTCGATGAGTTGTTCAGCATCAAAACTAGGCATGTAGTTTCCATATCGAAGCAACATGCTGTAGTTAAAATCAATTTCTGGGTACAATTCCTTCTCGGAATATATGCAAAAACGAATCAGATCGCATTTTTTATCAGCTATTTCCTTTTTTAGCTGATAATTATATATACAGAGGTTTTTATTTCCGAACTCTTTTATGAGTTTCAATGTCGTTTTTTCAATTGCCGGTATCAACCCATCGAGATACCGAACCAGATCTGTAACGGGTTTGTATTTTTCTAGGTTCAGAGATCTTCTCTGATCCACGGTTTCATTGTCATGTGTCTCGAAAAAATTATATATCGGGTCTGCAATACTATCATACAAAGTCATTTCAATTGTCTCCTTTTCTTTTAAATGGGTGGCAATTCGCAGTTGCCACCCATAAGTCGATTTTACAATCATTTATGCTTCAATACAAAGGATCATTATTGATTATTTCTTCGATCTGTTCTACATTCTTAAAAGTTTCAGGATATCTAGGTTTATTACCCAAGTTAACCCACCGAGTCTCTCCATTTACGGTTTCCCGTATAGTATTACTTACTATCTCGGTCGATGCTTTCATCATGTCCGCGAATTTAATCAGGACTCGTGCCTGACTACCGTCCAAATCTCTAAAAGTAATGTCTACCATACTTATTCCCTTATTCCTTCTTATCTTCATCATACATGTGTAGTCTGCGTTCGACTTCCTGCAATACATCTTGCAGGTTAGATTGAAGAGCAAGAAGCTGAGAAAACCTCAGATTTTCGGGAATACTCCCAGACTCTAGCCTGTAGAGTATCCCCCCAATGCTGTCCTCCAATGTCCATTCACGGCCGTACACACATTCATTTTCTCGTTCAGGGCTCATTGCGTCTGGACCAATCATTTCAGATTCCCCCTATTAATCGTTCTATCACTGCCTGATACGTTTCATCAGGCTCTTTTTTCATATTGGTTAGCTGTTTCTGAAGAGCCTTTGATATTTGTATAGTTGTTTTTTCATCCGGATCTTCGTCAGTGTCAATATTCTCTTCAAACTTTTTGAGGTCTGGATACTTGTCCAGGAGCTCAATATTCCCACTCGATACAATAGCCTGATAAGCTTCTTCATCGCTCACAACTTCTGCCCAGTCTCGTTCATTCTGCCATTGTGTACCGTGAATTAATACGAACTTCCCGCTTTTTCTAAGGCGGGTAAGTCCAAGGTGTCGCCCGACCGAACCACATGTCCAGTTCGATCCATCCCAGTAATCAAGGACGTCATTATATTCTACTCTTGCAATCAGTTCATCATTCTCGTACACGTTTACTTTTGACACTTTTAATCTCTCCTTTTCTTTGCATTTACTATAGTTTCACTATTGCTATACTATAGCGATTCAAGTATAAATAACTTACGATTTGTTACTCTCATTTCGGCATACATCTTCATATATTTCAAACCATTCGGTAATACTATAATCTCGAGTAAGATACAATCATCTATTGTATGTTTTTTGGGGGGTATATAATGGATACATTGGTACTATACAGTGGGTTGCTGAAACAAGCTACATTTGATAAAATCGGATACGGGCAACCATATAGTAGTGTACTTCTGACAGAAGGCAATTATACTGTAGCGACTCCTCTAAAATTGCGCAGTGGGACTCGGATCACATCAGAAAAAAATGCAGTAATATCACTTGTGGATAATGCCAACCCAACCCTGTTTCAGCCTATGATCCCAATTTTCGGGCAGGCTGAGAACACTATCAGAGATATAATACTGGAAAACTTCACTTACTATGGAAATCGAGACCGGCAGGACGCCACACCGGCGTGGCAGGGCAAGACAGGGAAAGAAGCGCCAAAACGGCACGGGCAGGGGTATCACAACTTAGCAGGGTTCACGAACTGCGAAAATATAATTATGCGAAACGTAACAATCCGGCACACCCTGGGGGATGGTCTAAGACTGAAAAATGCGACAGGTGCGTTCTTTTACGAAAATAACGTTGTCGAGGTTGGGCATGATGGTTTTTACGTCGATTGTGGTAATAACGTCGGGGCATGGGGTAATTATGTTGAACTGAAAGTCAATAGCGCAATCCGGTATCGGGGAGTACATCAAGGGAAGATATATAACAATAAAATTATTAATAAAGTTGCAGGGGCTTCTACAGGACCAGGTATTCAGCTAGAGGTTTCCACGTCAACCGGAACCTCTTCCGGCATTCTTGTAGAAAATAATTCTATTTCTGGTAACTGGGGTCCGGCAATGTGGGTAATCTGTACCACGAACCCTTCTACGAATGCGGCTAAGGATCTTACTATCAGAGGTAATACTTTTTCCAACTGTGGTCTGAACCCTAACATTTCAGGAGTCGCCGGCGTTAACGTGGATGGCTGGACTAATATAAAAATCGAAAATAATGTTTTCGATAGCTGTAAAGGCTATGGTCTGATGTTCGGATCTTATATTACATCATCTGCGGGATCAGGATACACTGCGGAAGTTCGGAACAACATTTTCAAAAACACTCAAAAGAGCGCTATGGAAGGAACAGCGTCCGGAACGGCAATTGCAAATTTATCACCTTCTAAATATTCTATATCTTCAATCAATAACACTTTCATAAATAATTTTAGAGATTATTATAACGTAAAAGGCGAAGGTGACAGGTTTGGAAATCCTTCACTCGTATTAATCCGGTGTGCCGAGGATAAGGTTTCAGAGATTATGCAGGCGGCAGGCGATAATACAGTATTCAGGAAACTATAAGGCAGGTGAAAAAATGGTAACGATTGTTGACACGAAATGGATCTATTCCACGATATACGATAAGTGCGACCCTGTGAAAAAGAACTGTCTACAAAAATATGAAACAATTGCAGGAGAACCATCTAAAAAAATAAAGATATCCGAGGTATCCCTGTTTGGTGCAGTTGCGGCTAAAGGAGCTACAGGGACGGCGACCATTACTGCAAAACCTGAAGCGGGTAATGAGGTCACTATAGCAACCTTCGATTTCTCAGGATTACAGTATGAAGAAAAATCCAAGGCTGTTAACTTAGAAGCTGATTCAGGACAATCCGTAACCATAAACTGGTATCTGAAGACCTCAAACCCGAATATTCGAGTCCGGATAAAATCATGTTCTTACTCTTATGACCTGGTACCAACCGAGAATCAGGATACAGTTCAGCCTAAAAATTTAGCCTATCTTCTGATCCCCTGCGCTACAGAATCTGATGCTTTAGATTTGAAAAACTTGATACAGTCACAGATTAAAGACATCGAAATCTACGTAAAACAGTAGCGAGAATCATGAAAATAAGATAAGAGGCTTATAATGGATATATCAGATATTACTCAGAGTCTTGTTGACATTTTTGAAAAGTTCGTGAGGTTAGGCGCAATCTACGCAATTTCCTCAATGGAATATCAACTAATAATTACAAGGCAGGACGGCACGCTTCTATTACCGATTGCATTCCTGGTCGGACTAATAGCAGGATTGAAAGTAACAGATATTAAAGATTGTATATTAAAGAGGTGATAAAAATGAATGTTTCTTTCCTTGGTGGGCTAGCAGGCGGCTGTATATCCTTTGGTCTGGCACTATATGGATATATGTCTATGAAAGGAATTAAACTACTGCCGGCAGAACTTGAAGAAAAAATAACTAGACTGAATAAAACAAATCAGACACTGGTATGCGATCAGATGGTACTCGAAGCTCAGATCAGCAATGCTCTGAAGAATCTTACATTAGCCGAAGCCGGCGCTATTTTCCAGCGGGCTAAGGAGCTAAAAACTGGCGGCTATACTGAGACAGAAGTATATGAGCTCGGGAAAATGATTATGGACTCAATTAAAGATTAACGGAAGTTGTTTTATAAAAAAATTAATATTATTTTTTATAAAACAACTTCCGTTCATTTTTTATCTTTTTGTGTGTAATCGCAGACAGGACAACCCCAACCCCATTTTATGAAACCTCTCTTGCCCGTTTCTTTCTTTTTCTGAGTATAAAGACGTTCCATTATAACAGGATTTTCATGTTTTTCACAAATAGGTTTAGGGATGGCAGTTGTGCCATCTGGTTTTTTCTGTCCTTGTCTCGGCATTAGATCGTCTCGGGAAGTTCAGCCGTGTTATAAAGGTAATAATTTCCACCTGATGCAAGGACTGTGTATTGCTCATCTGAGTACACAAAATAAGAGTCGTTGTATCTCGAATCGAAGAAATCTTTAAGAAGTTCGCCGCCTTCTGCACCGATATCCTTCGCGAATTCAAGTAGATTCTCTATACTGTCAATTTCAACTTCACGTGGATTAAATTCTTCAACGTAGTCGCTTATTTTAGCAGTCAGTTTCCAGACATTGTTCTCGACGTATATGTACATTTTATGTTCATCTCCTCTTTTCCTTTGAGTTAGGACATCTTTGTCCTACCACAATATACTATATGCTATAGCTTGTATATATAACTTACTATAGGCTATAGCTTGTACCGAATAATAATCTAATATAACTGATAGGGGAAAGATACTTCTGCTGTGGTCATTTTTTTGCTTTCTTGGTGTATTGGTTCTTATAAAATTATTTTTTTATTTTATACTTTTCTGCAAAGTGTCTATACGTTCTTTGAGTTCATCGACTTCTGCTTTTATTCTTTCATAATTTCGGGTTTGCTCAAAACTTCTTCTAAATTCTGCGACTGCGATTTCGATAATCTCTGATGTTGACGTGAAATCCCCATCTGATACTCTCTCCAGCATCCAGTTTTTCAGGTATGGGCTAACCGTCGCACTTATTTTTGCTTTTTTTGGTATGTCTTCCATAGAGGATATACTACTTATTTAGGATATAACCATATCTGATTATATAAATAGAAGCAGATATAAATTAAGATCAGTATCAGTTTTATTAAATACATTAAAAATTTTAATAAGACTACTATCACATTTAACAAGTTTTATATAGGATTAGTACATATTACTAGTAACAAAACCTGAGGTGATACGAATACCCATAATAAGTTTATACATACCAGATGCAATCGAAAATAAAATACTGGAAATAAACCAGTATTATTCGCACAGTACTAAAAGTGAGACCTTCCGCTTTTTATTAGCGGAAGGGATTATCGCAGTAAAAAAGAGAATGATCGAAGGAGAATCATTCGAAAAACAGCGTTGATCCTGATAGGTTTCAGGAGTCTTAAAAAAAGCGTTTCCCCCGCAATCTAAGACCCCTGACGTGTCAGATGAGACACATGTTTAAAAAAGTGTGATATGTTATTTAAAATTTTCGAACGAATAGTTTAAAAATGAACTACTGTTATAGATAGTAGATAGTTAGTTTAGAAAATAAACCGCTTTCATTCAGAAACATCCCCCGCTTCTGAATGAGAAAGTGTTTCAGATGATAGACACAACCATGCCGTAGTATGCCATAGTCGTATAAACGGTAATACGCACCTCACCCTGTGTTGATCCTTCTCTTTGGTGATCTATCGATACAGACACGCACCCTAAAAGTTCTCACCTTTGAGGTGAGATGTCGGTTCGAGTCCGACCTATGGCACTTCAAAAATATCAGGTGATAAAATGGATGAATTGTTAGAAAAAATTTCTACTGCGATAAAAGAGTCTATTCAGGCTTGCTTCCTAAGTGAAGATTATGATTGTAGCTCATGTCCTAATCAGGAAGCATGTAACAACATCGAAAAAAAGTGGAGCAATGAGGCTGAGATGACTACAATTGAAGTGTCTCTCCCAAAGAGTATGGCTTCGGATCTTCAAAAAATAATTCCTCTCTTAAGAGAGGTAGTTAGAATTGGTATAAAAACAGATTCCGTCGTACTAGGGCATGCCTTAGTAGGGGGAATTAACCAAATGTCTAAGAGATATGCGGTAATCAAAGCAGGTAAAACTATCCTTAATGCTATCGAATCCGGCACGGTAGACGATGAAATACAGGAATTGTTATCCGAGGCATTCTCAGATAATACTTCATCCCATCATCATAATGCGGATGATGTTCTAATGTATGTCTAACTGCTTCAACCCTTCTCTAGTTTCCTCCTTAAAAAACGGAAAAACGGATAAACGGATCTTCATGCGGTTAGTGGCAAGCTCCTGAGCGAGAACTCGGTTCGACTCCGGGTAACCGCTTTGCCTCATCCCGAGGCGGAAAACGGATCTGAAAAACGCAATCTAAAGACATCAGGAGAGGATATAAAAAAATAGAATAATAAAAATGAGCGACAGTTAATCTAAATTTCCAGCAGAAAACGGCAGATCCATAACTTAAAAACAATAAAACTCCGAAACTCATAATCTACCCAGCATAACTTTTCCAAAAAAACATGAATGCGTGCGCCCATTACGGGCGCATAAATTCATGGAACTAATTCCCTGCCGATGGTCGAAATCAGAATTAACACTGAAACAGGGGTTCGAGTCCTCTGGGCAGGATGCAAAAACGTATTTCCCCCCGCAAAAATTACAAGGTGAGACACACGAAAGAGGAAAAATACAATCAGGCTAAGTTGGTTCGAGACCTCTACCTTGCAGAGTTCTCGAATCAGTCTGAAAAAACGGGCCAGGACGATGTACAGGAGAGTGGCAGGGATGTTTGAAGAGTTCCTGTCGCTCCAGAAATTGCTGGAAGATTACCCCGAACTAGAGTTCTACCCTTCAGGGTATACTGCAAAACTTCAACTGTCTCCAACAGTTGAAGTTATTATCGATCCTCAGAAAGACTGTAAAGAATGGATTGCGGTAGACCTGTTTAAGGGGGTTATCTCTCCTGCAATCCAATCTACAATAAGTACCGAAGACAGGCTTCTGCTGATGGAAATGTCTATGCAACTTCAGCAGATCTATTCTGACCTGAAGAGGGATAAGGTTGCTTATCACAATGGTAAGCACTGTGAAGAACTTCTTCAGGAGTTACTGCCTGAATTTCAGTATACTGGCGATACTATCGACGGCATACTAGGAGACGGCACGCCGGCTGAAGTGAAGAGCTGTCAGTCGGTGGTATACCGAAACGATTTTTCAAAACCTCGAGCTGGCAGGTTCTGGTTCAGTTCTCATCAACATAAAGAACTGATCCAAAAAAATGGGGTGTATATCCTCTTAGTTCATGAAGGAGAAAAAATTATTTCTTCCCGTATAATAAAAGCGTCAAAATTATTCCAAATATTCGACGGAGCAAAAACAGTATCATGGACGTCGATCATAAAACCACAAGCAAGTTAAAAAATGAGTTTTTGCGGGTTCATCTTCTAAAATACTGGAGCTGCCTATTAGATTTCAGAACCCGCCCTTATCTTAGATTAACCTTTATTATTATTTAAACATACCGCTAATTAAACATGTTAAAGGCGATGAAAAGGAGACAAAAAATATGAAACAGTTCGGCGAACTCTCAAAAGAAGATCAGAGGCTTATTTGCGAGGCAATGCAGATACATAACGAAATGATATTACCTAATAAATCTGCTCCGACTTATGAACAGTTTCAAGAAAAACTTGATTCTATGTCAGGAGATGCTTTAAGGTATCTTGCAGTAGAAATTATAAAAACACTTCCTGAGGAATATAAGAGCAAACTATCTGAATTAGATAAAACGTATATAGTATAATTCGTGACTATACTACATAGTATAATTCGTGATTATACTATGTAGTATAACTTGAAACAATCTTAAACAATGTAATAATTATGGAGCTGCCTATTATGAGAAAGAAGTGTATAAACGAAGTTGTTGATGAGTTCAGTAGTGAAGATATTCTATCTTATCTGGGATCTGTACCCTCAGAAGATCGGGTTAGAGTTCAACGCCCGATCTGGGTGGAGAAGTGTATCTGGGATGCTGCCGGAAAAATTAAAGGTATTACCCGCCCGCAGATAATCAGAAATGCGTTGCTGGAGGCGATTCTAGATTCCCAAACAGAGATTCCCCAGATAGAAGAAGAAATCAGAAAACTTGACGAAGAAATTGAAGAACGTCGGGTTTTGAAAAATGCGAAATTACACATTCTCGAAGAGCTTAGGTCTCGTAAGATCGAAGCTGAGAAGAATGCACAGCTTGAAAAAATTAACAAAAGTCAAGCTGTGGAAGAACTTATGCGGTTTCTTGAAATGTTCTTCAGGGAAATGGGGATGCACCATTTCTACCGGCTTGAGGAACTTAGTGGAGTTCCCGCTAAGGAAATCAAAAAATTTGTTGAGTCTAAGAATTATACCCCGTCAAGAGAGGAGATTCAGAATTTCTTCAACCTGTGAGGTGAAATGCGATGGGGTTTGACTTCAAGGGGCTAGTTGAGTATATACTCCCTACATTTTTTAAAGAGTATAAATTCAATGAGGGAACTACATCGAATCCTGAGCCGTTTTCGTACTGGGACGAGATTCTAATTTTGGCAGGAGAATATCCAGACCGGCGGAGTCTGGAAGTTCAATACAAACATATTGAGTTTTTTGATAGAGAGTTGGCTCAGTATGTACTTGATAATCCTGAAGATTTTCTGAAAGCTTGCAGGGAAACATTGTTCCGAATGCCTCTGCCGGTTGATAAGGAACTGGATGTTGAAACCCGGATTGTAGGGTTGCCGGATATATATACAGTCCCTATCAGCAAGCTTAGAAAAAACCATCTAGGGAAACTCATTTCAATAGTCTGCACGGTAACCAAAATTACAGAAAGCAGACCTCGATATAAGAAAGCCGCATTCGTATGCCTGCGATGCGGACATGTAAATGTAGTCCCTCAGCCCGATGAGACAGATATCCTTCAAGAGCCAGTTGCCGGCTGTGAAAACACGACATGCGGAAAAAGAGGACCGTATAAGATTTCAAAAAATCAGTCTGAACTTATTGACATCCAGTACCTCAAGGTTCAGGAACCGATTGAAAACCTGCACGGGAGACAACCTGAATTTCTATATGTAGTATGTACAGAAGATCTTGCGGGCATATGCCAGCCTGGGGAGAAATTGGTAATTACAGGGATTCTGCAGGGCAGGCACAGAGTGAAAAAAGAGGGAAAAACGCAGATTATAGACCCTGTACTTATCGCGAATTCGATTGTTTCAAGTAAGAAGGATTTTGAGACTATTTCGATATCTTCCGAAGAAGAGAAGAAAATTCTCGAGATATCACAGAGAAAAGATATTTTCGATATTATTTCCCAATCCATCGCTCCTTCTGTATACGGGCATGAAAAAATTAAGCAAGGTGTAGCCCTGCAACTTTTTTCAGGGATTCGGAAAGATAATGAAGATGGTACTTTCACGAGAGGAGACGTTCACATCCTTCTTATTGGAGACCCTGGGGTTGCGAAAAGCCAGCTCCTTAAATTCGTTTCAACATTCGCACCACGTGGCTTAATGGTCTCTGGCAGATCTGCCAGTGGGTCGGGGCTTACGGGTGCAGCCGTGTTCGATGATTTTACGAAGCGGTGGAGTATCGAAGGTGGCGCGTTTTCGATGGTTTCAGGGAGCGATACTATCGAAGGGGGCATATGTGCCGTCGATGAAATGGATAAGATGGGAGAAAAGGATCGAGCGACCATACATGGTGCGCTAGAACAGCAATATGTTGACATTGCGAAGGCTGGTATAGTCGCACATATGCCTACTAGGCTTGCATTACTGGGTGCAGCAAATCCCAAATACGGGCGGTATGATCCTTACGAACCAATAGCGAGCCAGTTCAATCTTGGGGATGCACTCCTGTCGAGAATGGATCTTATTTTCGTAGTTCGGGATGTGCCGGATCAAGAATTTGACAGGATGCTTGCATATCACGTTTTAGAGCAGGGCTGGGGGAAAAAAGAAACGTTATTCGATCTGGAATTACTCCGGAAATATATTGCCTATGCGAAAACTCATTGTTATCCGAAAATGACAAAGCGGGCAATAGACTACATTGTAAACTTTTATGTGACGACAAGAAACGCAAGTGAGAAAGCAAAGGACGCACCCCCTGTCACTGTACGGCAGTTACAGGCGGCTGAGAGACTGGCTATTGCCCATGCTAGGCTCAGGCTCTCAAATGAAGTTACTGTTACGGATGCCAGAGTAGCCTGTGATCTGCTCCTTCATAATCTGCATGAAGTAGGAATCGACCCAGATACGAAAGAACTTGATGCATCTGTTCTTGAATCTGGGACGTCCTTAAGCCAGCGTCAGAAAATATCGGCATTGAAAGAAATTATAGACAGACTGTCGAAGGCAGATCTAGTCTATCAAGCCGCAAATAGGGATTTAGTACTTGAAAAGGCAAGAGAAGCTGGAATCCAGAACCCTGAAGACCTGATAAAGAAAATGAAGCAGAGAGGAGATATATTCACCCCAACACCTTTAACTTTAAAACTTGTTTCAGCAGGTTACTGAAAAATTCCCCCCTGTTTTTCTTTTTTCTCAGAAGGCGGGAAGACCCTGTCCTTCAGGGCGGGGTGGATTCAAAACGTCTCACAGACTTCTTTTCTTTTTTGAATAGCTTTTATTTCTATAGAAAAATATAAGTGTTTTGATATTATATAACTTATATAAGTTGTGTCTTATTCTCAAAATTTTCAATGTGAGTTTTCTTGCTCTATATTAGGAGTCAATGATATTATGACTGAGAAGATTCCCCCGCTTTCGAGCAAACAACTCGAACCTCTTCTGGTAAGTATTGATGAAATTCAACCACACCCAGATAATTATAAAATTCATACTCCTGAACAAATCGCCAGCCTTCGAGCGTCCTTAAAAGCTTTTGGCTGGACAACCCCCATAAAGGCGAATCTAAAAGAGATAATTGTTGCAGGGCACGGAATGTATGAACTTGCGAAGCAAGACGGCTATACCCACGTTCCGGTGGAATACTGCGCACTTGATGACAACCTCTCAAAAGCCTATCTGGTTGCAGATAATGAGACTGCAAGGAAAGCTGTAACTGATGAAAATAAATTGGCAAAAATATTAGAGAGTAGTATAGAAATTCCTGATTTTGATATTACTGCAACTGGTTTTGATTTCGGGGATCTTGATTCAGTACTCAATTATAGTCACGAACCGATTTCAGAAGAAGCTGAAAGAATTGCAGAAGAGGAAGCAGAAGAATCGGTTAAGAAATATATTAACATTGAAAAAAATAGTGTTAAAGTATTTCATGCATTGGCAGGTGAAGGGTTAGGTTTACTGAATCATTATAACTATCTGTTTTCTTATACACAGAACGAAACAAAAATTAAACAACCTTTTCCTGAAGATTCTATTTTATTTTTAGACAGTGGGGCTCTTTCAGGAGTTGAAAAATACGGTCCTGATTATCTATCAGTTGAAAATCAGGAACGAATTTTACGACGTGCTGAAGAATTAGGAGCCCATTGGGTTACAATGCTTGATGTTCCTTTTGTAGATCAGGTTTTGACTCCATTAGGAAAAACTTTAGAAGAAGCTTATCGGATTCATCTCCGAAACGCTAAGGCTTTTAAAGAACTGAAAACAGATCTCAGAAAAGTCTATGTTATACAGGGGCAGACTTTTGCTGAATACCGGCGATGCTGTAACGACATGAAGGACTTCATAGAAGATGGAGATGTTGTTGCTATTGGCACAATCAAAGCAAAATCAAAAGATAGTGACATGATTGAAAAGGTAACTGCATTAGTTCATTCTTATTATCCTAACAATGATATTCATCTTTTTGGGATTACAAGAGCAGAAACAATCGCCAGAGCTATCCGAGTGGGTGCGACGTCATGCGACTCTGCTTCCGTGTCTATGTTTATGAGAACGGGAAGAGTAACTGTACTTGATCAAACAGAAACCGGTGCGTACACTGTCAAAGGAATTCTTTTTTCTGATTACAGCTTATCAGAAATTCCTATATCAATATCGACTCAGTATCATTGTGGGATGACTGCAATGGGTATGATGAATGTTAACTTATCAATAGCATTAGAAATTCAACGGCAGAAGGCGCTTCATGAGAGTAACTAAAATTTTTACATTTGATGCCGCTCATCGGCTACAATATTATAACGGTCTTTGTAAAAATTTACATGGACATACTTATAAGCTTGAAGTTACTTGCAGAGGCTGTGGTCTTACTAATGGTATGTTAATCGACTTCGCCAGCCTCAAACAGATAGTACAAGATAAAATTATTTCAAAATTAGACCATACTTATCTGAATGACGTATTTTCGTTTGAACCTACTGCTGAAAATATGGCAGACTGGATATTAAAAGAGTTGCGACAACATCTCCCTATTTACTCAGTTCGTTTGTATGAAACCCCTACATCTTATGCAGAGGTCACCGTCGATGACTAAATCAGTGTTAGAAACTTTTTATTCAATACAAGGCGAAGGGCTAAAAATAGGAGTCCCTTCTGTATTTGTCCGGTTTGCTGGATGTAACTTGAGGTGTTCGTGGTGTGATACGAAATATGCATGGGAAGAAGAACCAGAACTGACATTGAACGATGTAAAATCTTTTATCGAAAAAACAGAGTGTTTTGAAGTAGTAATTACAGGCGGTGAACCCTTACTTAATCAGGATTTGATATTAAACTTAGTGTCAAATCTTTATAATAAGAACTTTACTATAGAAACAAATGGTACTATTTTACCATGTGAATGGTTAAGGCTGAGACAAAATATTTTGTTCAGTGTGTCTCCTAAATTATTTTTAGAAAAATGGGATCGGTACATAAATATTTTTGATTCGTTGCAGAATGTTCAATTCAAATTTGTTATAACTGATATCGAAAATGACCTTGAAAAGATTTCAAGGTTGAATCTTAAGCATCCTATTATTGTACAACCTAACGGTGAAAAATCTCCTTATAGCGAAGCTTGTCGAGAATTAGCAGAAGCCGTGATCGAAAAGCAACTCTCTTATAGAGTGTTACCGCAGTTTCATAAAATTTGTTGGCAAGATAGAAGAGGGATTTAATGGAAAAAAGTGCATTAGTGATCTTATCTGGTGGGTTTGACTCTACCACAATTCTTTATGATGTCGTGAATCGTGGATATAAAACAGAAGCTATTTCTTTTATATATAAACAAAAAAATATAAAAGAAATAGAAGGCGCAAAAAAGACATGTGAGAAGCTAAATGTACCTCACAGGATTGTAGATGTATCTTGTTATAACGACTTAGCTCCGTGTTCTCTCACTAGAGATTATATCGAAATCCCTGAATTGCATTATACAGATCCATTACAAACATCTACCGTTGTCCCAAATCGGAATATGATTTTTATTGCTCTGGCGGCTTCATATGCAATATCCAAGAAGATTCCTGAACTATACTACGGACCGCATGTAGAAGATTATGATACTTATCCAGATTGCAGACCTGTTTTTGTAGAAAAAATATCCGAAGTTTTAAAAGTATGTGACGAGTTTGCTATTACTCTTAAAACTCCTTTACTCTATATGACTAAGGCGGACATTCTTCGGAAAGGGATTGAACTGGGAGTAGATCACCGATATACATGGTCATGCTATTATAGCAGAGATAAGGCGTGTGGGAAGTGTGGGTCGTGTATTAACAGATTAGAAGCATTTAACGAAGTGGGGATCTCAGACCCTCTTGAGTATGAGGTATGAGGTGTGAGAAGTGGAACTTAACATACCCGATGAACTTTTTAACGAAGAAGAACTGAAAAACACTCCGAAAAGGTATGAAGGCTTTCTCGAAGAATGGGCTGGGAATAGCAATTTTAAGTTTACTGTTTTCGACAACCCCGGATACGACCAGATGATCGTTTTAAAAAATATTGATTTTTCAAGTCTGTGTTCTCATCACCTTCTCCCTTTTCACGGGGTTGCCCATGTCGGATATATACCAGATTTAAAAATATGTGGAATATCCAAGTTAGCACGAGTCATTGATAAGTTTGCCAGCCGCCCTCAAATTCAGGAGCGTATGACTCAGGAAATAGCGGATTTCATAGATGAAAAACTACAGCCGAAAGGCGTGATGGTAATAGTATCTGCACAACATGATTGCATGAGAATTCGAGGTGTGAAAAAGCAAAACTCTCACATGGTCACAAGTGCAATCAAAGGGGAATTCCGGAAAAACGAAGCTAGAAACGAATTCCTAAAATTAGTAGAAGAATGTATGTGATATAATGGGGAGAGGTACAAAACTTACACCAGATATCCAGAAAAAAATAGGGAATAATATAATTTTAGGGATGCCTCTAAAATATGCCGCAGTTGCAGCCGGTATAGATGAAAAAACGTTTTATAACTGGATGAGAAAAGGCGAGGAATTAAAAAGCGGGATCTATTTCCAGTTTTTCCAGTATATAAAGGAGTGTCAGGCGAAAGCAGTTGAATTGCATCTGAAACTTATTACAAAGGCAGCAAATGAAGGGAGCTGGCAGGCATCTGCATGGATTCTTGAACGCAGGCATCCTGAAGAGTTCGGCAGGCGGGAAAACGTCAATGTGAAAGCCGAAGTTGAGACTCGAAACAATATCCCGCTCACTGATGAAGTTATTGAAGCAAGTCACAACTACTTACTTGCCGTTGCGAAAGCAAGACAGGAAAAAGAAGAATGACTTTAAGTTATGCAGATGCCCCACCGATAACTCTTTCTCCAGCAAATCTGGCTTTTCATCTTTCTGATGGAAGATGGTATCCAGTGAAACATCTTTTATTGCTGGATAAATATCTTGTCAAAGTAGCCGAAGGCAAGATACGAAACCTCATGATATTCATGCCTCCGAGGCATGGTAAGAGTGAACTTACATCAAAATTTTTCCCTGTGTGGTATCTGGCGAAGTACCCGGATCGAAAAATAATTTTGGCAAGTTACGAAGCGGATTTTGCGGCTTCATGGGGGTATAAGGTCAGGTCTGTAATTCAGGAGTATAGTTCAGAACTTGGTATCGAAATAGCCCCTGACTCATCTGCACGAGATCGTTGGGAGCTAAAAGGATATTCTGGTGGGATGATAACAGCAGGCGTAGGGGGTGCGATCACGGGAAAAGGTGCAAATATACTTATTATAGATGACCCTGTGAAAAACGCAGAGCAGGCTCAGAGCAAGAGGTATAGGGAAAAGACTCTTGAATGGTATCGAAGCACTGCATACACCAGAATTGAGCCTGGGGGTTCTGTCATAATTATCCAGACCCGCTGGCATGAAGGGGACTTGTCAGGAGTATTACTTGAAGAAGAAGGGGACAGATGGACAGTCTTAAGTCTGCCTGCCTTAGCTGGTCTGAATGACCCTCTAGGCAGAAAGCAAGGAGAAGCTCTGTTTCGGGAAAGGTATGACGAAACGGCACTAGAAAAGATTAGAGAAACGGTTGGTCCGTACTGGTGGTCAGCCCTATATCAGCAGACTCCCCAAAACGAAGAAGGGGCTATTTTCAAAACACAATATTTCCGGTATGCCACGCTTGAAACCGGTATACTGAACTTATGTGACAGGAAATATATACTTGAAAACTGTGAAGTGTTCCAGACCTGTGACCCTGCTTCAACCACATCCACAAAATCTGACTATTTCGTTCTAGGGACATGGGCAATGACACCTGACTATGATCTTATTTTAATGGATCTGGTCCGGATTAGACTTGAAAGTCCCGATCAGGTAAAACTGTTTTGGAATCAGTATATGAAATGGAAACCTCGGGTTCAGTGGCTAGAAACGGTAGGAGCTGGCAAGGTTCTGTATCAGTTTCTTTTAAAAGAAGGGTTGCCGATAAAAGAACTAAGTCCGGGAACTCAAGATAAAGTGACGAGAGCGATACCTGCCGCCGCCAGAATGGAAGCAGGGAAAATATACTTTTTAGCTGGGGCGTCTTGGCTTCCTGATCTTGAGGACGAACTTATAGCATTTCCGAATGGAGTTCATGACGATCAGGTAGACGTAATTTCATACGCATTTCAGGTAATGATTGAGAGCAAGACAAGGGTCAATCGGTTCGATTATTCTGCTCTAATACAGTCAAAAAAACGTATTATGTGAAGAAGTACAACGTTGTCCGATTACGAAAAACTCAAAATCCATGGAAAACTTTTTATATGAGAACCCGAAATTTGCTCTTTTTATCTCTATCTTTATTAGATTATACTTATACGTATTAGTATAATCTATTAGAATTAGAGATAAAAAGAGTAATTTTGAGCCTTTTCTAGTATATAAATGTTAGGTTAACAATATTCCAAAATCGTTATCTAGAGGCTTCTATATAACGACTACACAACAACTGTCTAAATAGGGTGCGGTAACCCAACTTCTTTCAAAGAAGTTAGTATAATTCTTGAGAATTTAGTATAATTTCCTGGGATTTTAGTACAATTTTCTTGGTTTTAGTATAATCCCCTGGGAGTTTTAGTATAATCTTCTTAGAAAATTCCCTGCAATTATACTAATATCCTCTCAAATAATTTTATACAATACTTTTTATACTTTTTTTGCAATAATACATATATCTGCATGAACTACATGGAGATGTTTCCCCCGCATGGTCTCGAAAATGAATGCTGCAATGAAACATGAAAAAAGTTTCATGCTTGCGGCTGCAATGAATACTACTCGTCGAGAAGACTTATCTTCGAATATAGGCGGCATCCTAAATTTTGATACGAAGAACAGGTTCAGGTATTATCAACAGCTTGTTTCTTCTTCTCCGTATGTCTCAGTCTCTCTCTGGAAATTGGGTTTGATGCTCTCAAAAGGACTCGAATTCGATGGGAAAAAGCAGATATTGAAAGACTTTGAACGGTGGCGGATCAAAACAAATTTTGATGAACAGGTTGCTACAGTTGGTCGGCTTCTATGCAGAGATGGTAGTTTTATCGGCAACCCTGTTGGAAGAGACCCGCAAAAGTTTTCCGTGCAACCTCTACTGATGCCTTATACTTCGATATTGCCGGAAAACTTTTCTCTAAAAGATCGGACACAGGAAATACTCCAACCACCCTGTGATCGGGTTGTAATAGGGGAAACCCAAAACACACCTATAATCTTGAATATAAATTCAGTTGTTATGGGTTCTGTAAATGCATGGGATTATGTACAGGAAGACGTTCTGGGAAGAGAAACTTTTGGAATATACGGTTCTTCTCTGCTTGATCCTATCGAGCTTTCTATTCGCAACTTGCTAAACATTAATAAAGGGTTCGTTTCTTTCGTAAAACGTTACGGGATGGGGCGATATCATTACGATCATGTCATGTTGCAGAAACTTGTTGAGGACGGAGTAATTTCCCCTGAAAAGGCAGGTGAGATTCATGCGAGCTGGTTAGAAAATAATAAAAACCTGTCCGAAAACGAAGATATCTCTTCTGTGGGGATGAAAATTACCCCTATTGATGCGAAAGGCTCTCTTAATGTGCAGGAATTTAAAGAGAGCCTCGAAACCGAAATCCAGCTCGGGCTGTTCCAGAGTCCCCTGACTATGGGAAAGGCGGCTGGTACGACATATGCAAGCGGGTATCTAGTAGAAGAAGATAGGCTTGTTGTACTGGAAGGACTGCAAAAAATACATCAGAATCTGGTCACTCAAATCGTGAACAAGCGGCTGTCCTTGATGGGAAAACCAGAAGACTCGGTTGCCGTAAAATTCGAGGAACTCAGTAAAATAAAATTAACAGCATCAGAAGTACAGGAAATGTACAATACAGGAGTCATCGAGCGTGACGAGTTCCGGAAATGGGGCGGCTTCTACCTCTTGACAGATGAAAATGAAACCTGATAATAAGAGCGGGTTGGGAAGTGGGGAAAACGTACAGCGTAGACATATCAACCCTGAAAAAAGTCAGAAAAACCGAACGAAAAAACTACGAAATCATATCAGCAGACGTAATATATTCAGAAACTTATGAAAACATCACGGTAATCCATGCTCGTGTTAATATAATAACCGAATGGGATATAAGAACAGGCACGGAAGGTGCGAAAAAGGCAATAATGGAAAAATTTGAAAAGTGGATAAACGGAGAATAAGCATGGAAGTATCCATTTCATGGGTGGTGGCGATATTATGAATACAGTTATACCGAATGGGGCTTACACGCTAGATGCGACAGCAAAAACAATATTACTTACTAACACGACGATCAAAAAAGAAAATATCCGGAAAATTATAGACGTAGACCACAATTGCCTTATATATGATAGTGACAGACCAGTTGCGGGAAACAACATTTCACTTGACCCTGTAACACCCGGGCTGTTTCATTTCGACTGTAACGGAGTTATATCGGGATCTACATTACAAATTACCGTAGATCTTCCGTATGTATCAGTAGTAAGTATTGATGGGGGTACACCTTAAATGGCTCGCAACGTCCTAATACAAACACGGAGAGGTCTGTCGTCTGGCTGGTCGTCGGCAAATCCTGTTCTTGCAGCCGGTGAGCCTGGGTATGAAACAGACACTGGTGTCCTAAAAATAGGTGACGGGGTCACTGCATACAACTCCCTCTATCCGGTTGCCAGCTATATGGAAGGGATGCCAGTGGGGATTGAATGGGATACCTCATCAAGTTCTCCTACGCTGACAAGGAT